CGGAGTCTTCCTCTGACGACATAATCGCAGGGAGTAGGCCCGTGGAATACCCGCTGGGCGTGATCTGGTGTACGCTGGTGTCGTCGTCGATTAGGAACATCATTCTTCGCCCTCGTACTGGGCCAAGAGTTCTCGCCACTCAGCCAGTGTCGCAGGTAGTGGCCCTTCGTAACTACCACGGTCGCTGCTGATGATTACCCAGGGCATGCCCTCCCTGGTTCGAACTGCAGCTTCTCGCCAGTGAGCCATGTCATTTGCCAAGTCATCATGCGTCGGATCGTACAGCCGAAACTGACCTCCGGCGGCACGGACATCACGCGATGAATTGATAACCACCATAAGCTGGTCTAAAGGCAGCGTGCTACGATCGCCAGTCTCCTCGACGATCATCACATTCAGGCCCGGGGCATTGATTATCGGTGGCGATGGCCGCGGATCGAAGCCACCAAACTCATCTGAGACGGCAGACAGCTCAGCGACCAGACTGCTCAGCAACGCACCTTCAAGGGGCCGGTCCTCCCCGCCGATGACTGCCTCGATGCGGGCGGCGATTAGCAAAAATGCGGCCTCCATGCCGCTGTCAGCTTCCATGCCTAAGATACTTTCGCCGTAGGCAGCGAAGAACTCTTGGGTCATGCTAACACTCTTTGCTACCTTGGCCCACTCGTAGTAAAACTCTGCTAACTGTGATGCTTGGCCATCCGTGACTAGCTCTCTCAGGGTCTGCTCGGGAAGTGGACTACTACCGCCGGTAACGAGGAATGTTGTCGTTGCAGTCTGTATGTCTATTTCTGCCGTGACGACGGCGACGACAACATTCAGCCTATGATCTCCGGGCGCGGCCCAGATATAGGCTTGCTGTCCATTGCCGATTGCGATGAGAGACACGCCTTCAAACACTTCCCACAGGTACGCTACTCTGCAATCCTCTGGTAAGGCTACCTCTGCCGTGACCACTATCGGCACCCCAAGCGAGCTTGTCTCGGGCGCGATGATCTCTGCGCCTATGGCGCTAGTAACCATGGCCAAAAGCAGCGGCAGTGTCTTCGCCGTCTTCACCTGGACTCCTTCGCCATTTCGACGATCTCGATGGCGTCTTCTTCTGACAGGGCATGCGCCTCAGCTCGGATTTCTCTTGCTCGGCTTAGCGAACCACGTAGCCCTCCCTTGATGCCTAGCGACATGGCCTGCCGGCGAGTTAGCGTCCGCACGTTTTGCACGACCTTAGCTTCGTTCGAAGGTTCCCGTGCCAGGCACTCTCTAATCAAAATTATGGCGATTTCGATAACTGGCTCCCAGTTCATGGTGGGGGCATCAGCTTCTTCTTCAATCTCGGACATCGCTAAGTATCTCCTTGATGGTTGCGGCGTGAACTGCTGAGTGAGAATCCAGCGTCGCATGCGGGCCGTGTAATTCAACATGGGCTTTCATCGCAGAGGTCTTGGAGCAAACAACGTGGCAGCCACGGATTAAGCCCTTTGTTTGATACCAGTGCCATACCTTAGCCGCGCGATGCGAGATGGTAATCGTGCCTCGCCCCCACAGGGATGCGAAAGACGGCAGCCTCTTGTAGGGTCGCCATACCGGGTCAATCAAAAACACATTGTCGATACCGATTCCTGGCATAGCATCAATTACCGAGGCCAGCGTCGAGCAACCGTAAGAATGGCCGATCATGCTAACCTGCAAGCCCGGCCAGGTCTCAGCGGCTCGCTCGATCCAACGAACCATCATCCTTTGCGAGTCGTTCCAGTTAAAGCGGACAACCATTACCCCCTCGTCCAGCATCAGGATTTTCCACAAAAGCGTCTCTAGGCCGGTTTCACGCATCTCCGTAGAGCCAAAACCAGTGACGCCACACAGCAGCTTTCTCGGTTTCATCCAAACCACCTTAATGTTACCCAGGCAGGTGTGTCAACTTTTTGCTTAGCTGCTCAGCATCCCTTCCCCGCGGCAGAACTCCCTGAATTCCAGGTCTGCTCGATCGCTGTCACGACTAACAGCCAGCCGAAGAACCGCCTGCCAAGTAACATCGAGTGTCGGTGGACCAATGCCGTTCGCTGCTAGCAAAGTAGTGCTCGGCACGGTGATTAAGTCCCTGACGAGCAAGACGCCCAGCCTTTCCAGCACATTCGTCGTCCTCTCGATTAGATGCAGCTCGGCGATTGGCACGTCCAGGATTGGAGCCATTCGCTCTGGATGGGTAGAGCAATACTCCGCTTCCCCCAGGATCTCCCTCGCACCACTGAAGTTACCGCAAGCGAGCATCATGCTAATGCGATTGCCATAATCACGCTCCGCTATGTCGATCTTCTCACGACTGACAGGGTCTAGCATCAACTCTCCTTAGTTATAGAAATCGTCTCCAGGAAATGTCCGTTCGTACTTAGGGTTTATCTCCTGATCGGGTTGAAGGAGTAATCTCTTTATCGTTTCGGAAACATTACCGCACACTTCACATTCGTATCGTCCTGAGCCTAGTTTATCGACCTGGCGGCCACATTCGGGGCAATCCATGCTCATACCTCCGTGATGGTTATATCATAGCTAGCCTCTACTAGCTTCTTCTTTAACTTGTAAACAGGGGTTTTCACGCCCTTTACGTCTTCCACGATGAACTTGCCATCTTCCACGTAAGAGAAGTCTGCGATGTAGCACCCGCAATCGCAGAGATTCATTACGATGCGATACTTGGGCTGCAGCTTCAGGGAACTAATAGCACCAGCTGCCTCCATGAACTTTAGTTCGCAGTACCGCTTCATCTCTTTCTTGGAATCAAAGACAATGCCGTCGTAAGTCCTGTCGGGCTTGGCGGCTACTTTGTATTTATTGTATCGAGTCATCGAGCAGCCTGCATATATGGGGAATGACTTCAGTAAATGTGATTGCGCCAGGTGCCCGATCGTGGAGCAGGTTTGTCTTGACTAGGTCGAAGTAATCTCGATCGTAGATCCACTTCACTGCTTGCTGCCTGACCAGCGGCCACTTGCCGGCGCTCGTTAGCTCCTCAGAATTGCACTGCCAGCAAACAGCCAGCCAGGTACACCGTTGAGGCAGGGCTACCTCTCGGAAACTGCCGCGGAGCATTTCGTGTGGGGTCAGCGGACCTCCCTGGCCGCAGGTCCAGCAGAATTCGGCGTCACTGAGGAATTGCTGGCGTGCGGGCCGGCAATTTTCCATTAGTACCGCTCGCTTGAGGCTTTGGTATTTCATCGCCGTCCTGGCTAAAGGTGGCGTAGAGATCCTGCGCCCTAGTCCGTGCCCACTCCGCAGTCTCCATCGGGTCACGACGCTGCTGGTCGTTCATCTCTATTAGATTGACGCCGAGAAAGAACAACGCTCGCCGGGCTCGCTCCCGGCTAAGCACTTTAATGTAGTAATCATCGTGTGCCGATGTGACGAATTCCGTTGCCAGCTCCGCCAGCCAAGCATTGTGATTGTTCTCGTAAAAAAGACCACGCAATCGCTTCTTGCAGGCCGGGTTGCTGAGCCAGCGAATGATCGCCAGGTGGCAGAATTCTTCGCCGGCCGCGACCATGTCTGTCAGCTCAGTAAATACAGCCCGGCAATCAGGCTCACCGAAAGACCGCTTATGCAAGCGGCCCAGCAGGGCTACGTTTTCCTTCGCCAGTATGCTAGCCAGGATAAGCCGCTCAGCTTCCGGGCTACCGATGCTCCGCTTCCTTATCAACTCTTGCAAACCATCCACATCCATCCTCCTTGGTTAAACATCCGTATCTTTGGGACACGGCTTTGTGCGCAGCTCCCCCCTACCCCCCGCCGCCCTTCGGGGGGGCAGTTGCCCCCCCCGGTAGCGGGGGCAGGGGAGCCTGCATCTTCGGTCCACTGGCCTGAACGCTGGCCCCCTGAAGTGGTCATTTGCAATCGTCCTCCCAGTGCCTTTTCACGCTCAGCCGAACTGTTTTAGGTGCGTGCCACTTCCACCGGGTCTAGGTTTGCCATCAGCTCCCTTGGGTGCCTGTCGGCAGCCGTAAGTGCGAAGCCTTGGTCTTCTCACTGGTAAGTTATCGCTTCCTGTACTGCAGGACGTAGCAGTCGTCATCCGAATCCATGTAGAACCCAGTCAGTATTTCAATCGCCTGGAATTTCAACTCTTTCAAAAACATCTGAGCAATCAGGTTACGTTCCTCGACGTACACCCGGATGCACTTCTTCTGGGTGTTCGCCATGCCCGATTGGAGCGATTCCATGACCTGCCGTCCAATGCTCCGCCGGCGTTGATCTTCCCTGATAGCCAGGTTGAGCAAGTAAGCGAATTCCTTGGACGACAGGTCTAAGACTGCAAACCCTAAGATGCACCCCGTATCAGGATCGCAGGCCGCTATGCTGAGGCACTTGGGATGCTTCAGGCAACGCCGGAAATCCTTCTTGCCCCACGGCGAATGGAACGACTCATCCTCAATGTCATAAACGCTCGGCATGTCCTGCGGACGCAGGGCACGCAAGGTGACGCTTTTGAACGTCGATGCTTGGATTCGATCAATCACATTAAACTCTGTCGAGATCATAGCGGCGCAAGCAGCTCTGGTTCAGATTCGTTGGTGCGTTGTCGAGCAGGTGATTCAATCAGGTTTCCTTCGTCATCCAGGTGCTTAGCAGCGTGGCGTTTCAGTAGCTTATCCAGATAAAAAATCGCAGCTTTCGCAGCTCCCTCTTCGTCCTTTGTCGATGATCCCGAGCCCTCTATTAACGTACAGAACGTCTTGACCTCGGTAAACCGGCTTGCTTCGGACCTGGACAGGGTGATTTCGGTCTCTCCCTTAACACTTCTTACATTCATAGTAGCTCCGATGTCGTTGTTGTTCGATGAACTCAAAATTCAAAAGGGTCAGGCTCAGTAGCTGCCGGCTGCGGGGCGTTCTGGGGTGCTTCAATGCCCTGCGGTGGAGCAAACTTCATTTCGTGCGTGGGTTGTTTCTCCGTCTCTCTCTTGGTATTCAGGAAGACCATGATATGCGAGCCGGCCGGGATTGTGACATCGTCCTTCGTCGATCCTCCCAGGTACTGGCCGTTCCCCCCGCTCTTGCTCCATAAACCAGTAACTCGTACCAATGCGCTTGTTCGTCGTTCTTCAGACATCAGGTTGCTCCTTGTGAAGTTATGCCAAGCCTATCATGCACGGCCTGGCGAGTGCGTGCGTCGTGGAACCCATACTTTTCATTCATGTACCTGAGATACCCCAAGGGCAGCGTGGCGATGGGTTGTGATTTGTACTTGCCGAACATTATTATCGGACCCTGACTGCGAGCGTGGGCGGTGACTTCGTGTGTCACCGCCGGCAGACCCGCCATGAACGGATCAACAGCAATCTTGGTGAACCGACTGCGAGCGTGGATCCTGGACAGCCGGAGCCGCTCTAGGGCCTCTTCCACTGCTTTGCGGCTGGCGGCTTCTCGTCGCCGCAGGTTTTCTTCTTCCTCCCTGGCTAGCCGCTCAGCTTCTTCGAGCACTTCATTGACATCTCGGTGAACGTCGGACGCTTCCAGCAGTTTCTTGGCGATCGTCTGCTCAGCGACAGAATGCTTGCCGCCGAGTACGTCGATCGGCGTAATCAACTTGTGCTTCAGCGATACATCTCGCAGGTCTGTGAACCGAAAGAAGGGCTTCTCCGACAGAGAAATCGCTTGTTTGCGTAGTTCCGGCGTAGAACCTTGGAAGTCAACAACTCCTTCCAATGCTCGCGTGCCTCGGCCAAAGCACTGCGTGAACCAAGTCAGCGACTTAGTCGGCCGAGCTAAGAGAATATGCGTCAGCGTGGGGCAATCAAAACCGATCGACAGCACGCCGACGTTACAGACGACCTGGATGCCGGCCTTATCCCCGCGGAAAGAGTCGAGCACGTCCTGCCGGCGATCGTCACTGCATCGGGCCTTGTCTCCGCAGACAAAGTCGGCCTTCATGCCGTAAACATCGCACAGCACGCTAGCAACCTTCTCCGCCTGGTTTACGCTAGCCGTGAATACAATCGTCTTATCGTTGCCAGACTCGTTAAATACAGCTTCCGCGACTTCGAAGACGACTTCATCTTCTTCCATGACATGCCCCAACTGGGACGCTACGAAATCTCCATTGGCGGTGCTGACCTGAGAGAGGTTCAGGCTTTGCAGCTGCAGGCAGTGCGTCTGGCAGCCAACTAGCCAGCCGTCGTTGATTGCTTCGCGGATCCCGTAGTTGTAGGAACATTTGTCGAAGATGTCGCGGAGAGCGACTTTGTCGTGCCGCTTGGGGGTTGCAGTTACGCCCAGTGTCGGGCAATCGAAGTGATCTAGGATGGCGGTGTACTGCGAAGTTGCTGCCAGATGCGCTTCATCGACTACTACTAAGCCAATGTCCTTGAATCGCTCGTATCGCTTTCGTCCGTCAGGCATCGCGGACACTAGAGATGCCTTGCAACTGACTACAAAATCACTGCGGTAATCTTCATTGTCAACGCACTCGTTCGACCAGTTGCTGGCTTGCTCGATCGCGGGAGAGCGGCCGGTCACTTGAAAGATTTTGTCTGCTGCTTGCTTAACCAATTCAATATTTGGGCAGATCACTAAGACTCGGCCGCGATTTTCCCGGTGCCAGATTTCAGCTAGCATGGCAAAGATGATCGTCTTGCCGAGCCCAGTAGCCAGCACGGCAAGCACTCGCATATCTTCGCCAGATAGCATCTTCGTTGTCTTCGTCAGGCAATCAGTTTGGTAATCACGCGGTTGCATTTACAGAACGACCCATCCTTTCCATTCGTTTTGTCCACCAGCCACTCCCGAGGCACTTAGTACAGTCTCTTAATCCACTGACATTGCCAGTGCCACCGCATTCGTCACACCATTTTTTGGGAGTCAGTTGGTTGCAGGTACTCCTGAGACTCTTCGCCGCAGCGTCCACCCGCGTGTAGCAGGAGGCAAAGTGCCGGCGGTATCGCGGATCTGCCTGCAACTCCTTGCACACTTTCCGCAAACTATCGAGATCCGCGACGATCTTTCGTAGGGGAGCGGACAAGTCTTTGAGTTCCTGTTCCGGGGTCTGGGTTGGCTTTTCCTCTATTTCTACGTCTACTTCTACTTCTACTTCTTCTACTACTACCGCAGCCGGCGGATAAGTCTTGCCGTCTGCCCCCACCCTTTCTTCTGTCTGGTCTCCGTTGCGAAATCGCTGCACCGTTGAGCGTCCAACTCCGCAGGCGTCCGCGATCAGACTGTCAGACCATGACCCCATCTCGTCGTCCGCTAAGGCAGCACGGATGACATTCTCACGATCCGCGGGTGTCCGCCGAATTCCATGCTGAGCGTTCGCACCCAGGGCATGGATCCAAGCGGCCCGCTCCCCACCGCTGCTCACCAGGGCCGGGACAGTCTTGCGGGCGGCGGCAGCGTAGGCTTCGAATGTATGCCAGCCATCGCCGATGAAATACTTGCCGAGCAGTCTTTCATGGAACACCCGAATGGGGGGTAGCTCATCCCCCTCGGAGACTACTTCGGTGTACTCTTCCCCGGCAGTCGAGTTCATCTGCAGCCGTAGCTGAGTGGTCTTGGAAATGTCTATTTCCTCTAATTTTACCTGTTCCAGCTTGGTTTTTTGCTCATCCATTCGCTTCAATTCCATGTCATGTCATTCACAGGCTGCCCAATGGGCAACCTGTTGGACGGGTTAAGATAGGTACTCTATGGCTGGTCGCCTCCAACCAACCCACGGTAGGTGCTTCCCAGCAGCGAATCGACCTCGCTGGTTGATTCCTCGGTCCAATTCCCCCGTCCGATTTGGTGCTCCACGTAGGCCGAGCATTGCTTGAGGAATTCGGCGTAGAGTACAGGGTCCGTTTTGACTCGCTTCCCGGTTTCTACCTGCTGCACCATCTTCAAGAGATCGGCCGGCGTGGCTTTCATGTATATCTGGATTTTCAGTTGCTCCATGGTAGGGGGAGCCTGGGCTGCGGTCGCAACCTCATCCTTCGACTCTTTTGCAGAGTCCAGCACGGCCTCGCCTGGAGCTGCAACTGGCCCGGCCGGTGGCCAAGTGTCGCGGGCGTTCTCGACTGGCCGCTTGTCGTCATTCAAGCCATTTGCCCCAAAATTGAAAGACATATCTGAGTCGCTAAACGTGTGGTTTGTGTCTACGCGGGCATCCCCCCGGGAATGGTTTGCCGTGTTGTTAGGCTTCTCGGCTGGCCATTTAACTGCCTCATGGTCTGGCACGCTATCAACCTCGGGATCGTCCTCGGAGTAGAGGTTGAACAACCCCTGCAAGGCGTACTTCCGAGCACCCGTGAACGCCTTGAAATAGCCTTTGTCGCCCTTGTCATACGCCTCGCCTAATTGGATATGCTCTACCGTTTCGCCTGTGGCGACATGGAGCAACTTCGTGCAGATTGTCACCCGCCAGCCGTTTGGCATCTTGGCCGAGCTTGTAGAGAAGTTCTCTACTTCTGTTTGCTCGGCCGTGATAAGCAGGCCATGCTTCTGGCAGGGGGGCTCGATCGCTGATAGGTAATCGCCGAGCGTTGAGTAATCATAGTTGTCAAATTTATTATGGCCCGATTTGCCTATGTGCCCCATTTCCTTGCGGGCAGCCAATCTCGCCTCGTTGATCGACGCATGCGGTTCTTCCATTGGGTTCTCCTGTAGTTGGGCTTCCTCGTCATCGAGAATTGCGGCCGTAGAATCGGCAGATATTGACGCGGTATCAGGCACATTTGGCTCCTTGTCCTTGTCCGTGAGCGAAAGTCTCCCTGCCGCTCCGTTTGTCACATCGAGCAATTTACTCGCTCTCGAAAAACAATGCAATGGCAGTGTTCTTTTATTCTCGCCATCTCACCTTGGTACGATCCACCCGATCGCGGTAGTCCTGGTGGGTTTCGCCCTTACGGGGTGATAGCTTCCTCTTGAAGCTACCCTTCCTGAGAGCGTCGCGCAGTGGTGCATAACCAGACAATTCGGTGATGAAGCGTGATAGCTGATTATGCCAGGCAATGAAATCTTCGACGCGGCCGGCGTATTCGCTGTCTGACTCTCCCTTGATCTTACGGGGGTGCCCCATCTCCGACGCAACGACTTTCGAAACATCATAGAGCACATCCAAGAACTTGTCGGAGTCCTCCCGCTTCGCTCGCTGGCGAAGATCAGGCCACAGTTCCCTGAATATGTCCGACATTGCCCTCCAGTCATCCTGGGAACGGTCGGTGTGGTCTGACTCATGCTGGAAGAATTTTTTGGCTAGCAGTAAGGCAGACTCGTTTCTCTCCTTATCTGTAGCGATCATGTAAACATTGAAAGCCTCCTGAGTAGTCAGCCGCTCGAAGTTCACAGTGAACCAGGGCCGGCTCGCTTCCCGTCGCATACGCTTCATCGCATCTTCGTTGAACGTATCGTACAGGTTTAGGTCAACGAGCGAACGGTGCTCCCGCATACGTTTGATTGCTTCCCGGCGCAACTCGCTTCGTTCCTTGGCCTGTTTGTCACGGCTGCCTTCCATTCGTCGCTCGGCGAGCATCTGTCCCATCAGGATTTGGGCAGACGACTTACTGATGTAGCCAGGTGCTACGCCAATGCCAAATGTAGACAGGACCGCGGCTTTGACCGGAGCTACATTGTCCTTTCTATATTCTTCGTACTGTTTAACGGAGAACGGCAGCAACGCCTTGCCTACGTGCTCGGCCGTGTCCTTGAATTGCTGCACCCAGGGATCGTCTTCGTTCTTGATTTCGTTGCCGAAGTAATCTTGGTTGTGGGCCAATTCCGACATAATGCCGATTAGCGGGTGCGTCTTATGCTGAAGGGTAGTCAAGGGCCGTGTTAAGTAGGAAATGTAATCCCGAGCGTAATCAGGCAGGCTAAGTCGCGCTGGCGATCCGTCTGGACGTGTGCCGCCTGTCTTGGGGAAGTAATAATCCTTGAGTTCTTCGGGTGGCACGCCCGTCATCACGTATTGGAGGATCGCACCGACCGCACCGATATAGAACACACTGCCAAAAAACTCGCCCATACGAAGCGAGACCACCGCATCGCCTTCGGCTAGTCGCTGCTTAGTAGTGGCCAGGTCGTAAACCGGCCCGATGACATACTCCCGAATGAAACCAAGGTTCCAGCCTACGGCTCGGGTGCTAATCATTGCCAGGTCTTTGAGGTAACGATTCCAGAACAGATTGTCGTAGGGGAGCTGCCCGAGGCGGTTGTCTACGCTATCTGTCGCCTTGGTCAACATTCGCTTCAGTGTTGCGTCCGACAGATCCTGAGTACCCAACCGCTCCATCTCGTCCTCGACGAGCATTTGGAACATGCCGGCCTTGAGAGCGGGCACGTAATGCTGCATCATCGGCTTCATTCCAGCTTCCAGGGCAGCCGAGATCGTCGTGAAGGGCAATCGTACAGCACTGCCGACAGTCTTCGCCAGAGACGGATCGTTCAGCATTGTTTCTAATAGTTTGCTGATCCGATCTGGCGATTGGTTGAAGTAGAACGCATCGGCCTCTGCGTGGAACCCGCCTACCGCCGCGGCCTCCACCATCTTGGCTATGTATTTGTCAGTGATCTGCTCCGCTCGCTTGTGGAAGCCCTTCTTCCGAAGCTCGGCACCAGAGGTTGCCAGCTTGAGCATAGGGCCGACCACCGTGGCAGCTAGCGCCAGTTGTCCAATGCCCTTGACCATCATGCGAGGCTGGAAAGTCGATAGGTTCCGCAAAGCCTGCCCGGTGTACGTCGCCGGCGTGGAGATCGTGGCAAAGGTCGCATGGAACAGCGAGAACAACTGGGCCTGGTTCACCGAGTTACCGACAGCCCGGGTGGCCCCATAGGCACCCCGCACCCCTGCGTGGGGGTGTTGCCAGAAGCCAGGACTTAGATGATTGTTCAAAAGCCGAGCGGCATTCTCGGGCATGTAATAGTGCCCCAGCGTTGTCACGCCTGGCACGGGAACCTGCCCAGTGCTGGTGCCACGGGTCAGGCTCGGCCGGATCCCCAGTAAAGGCTTTAGCTCGGAGTGAGCGTTAAGGAACTTCTCGTAGAGCGTGTGAACGTCCGGTGCTATTTTCTTCATCAGATCGGGGGCGTGGATGTACGCCTCCAACAGCACCGCTTCCTTCTCGGCTTCTTTCAGGATATAGCGACGGCGACTGTCTGTTACGTCTTTCTCGGCGTCTAGCCTGGCGAGTGCCAGTGCCCGCCACTGCTCTTTGATCTTCTTGCGGTTGTCGATGCTCGATCGTTCTTCGCGGAATTCTTGCTGGCCCGCTCGCGGCCCCTTCGTTATTGTGCGGTAGCTGCCTTCTTTCTGCTGCAGCATCCATTCGAACAGGTTGTACTTGTAACCGAGCTGATGCCCCAGTTCGTGAATGTAGGTGCCTTCGGTGGAGCCGAACTTGGTTGTGATCTTTCCATCTCTGCTCGCCTGCCCCAGTGCCCCGCCTGGCAGTTTCATTAGCCGTTCGTGGCTTACTCCAATAGACGTAGCGAACGAATCTAGTTGCTCAATCAACAGGGCGTCGAAGTGCTCGTCAACTTCCACCCACGGCTTGGCGAAGATCGTAAACAGGGGGTCGTTTATCTTAACCCAGTCGGCTGGCGGCTTAGATTTCTCATACACAAACTGCGTCAGGCCGGCTCTCCCATGCCCTTCGATGATCGCATTGGCTTCCAGGAACTTCAGTATCTCGCCGGCCTTGCTGTAGACCATGTCTACCGGGTTCCAGCTGACGGGCTCTAGCTGGCGTTGCTCCACGCCTTCGCGGAATGTCGGGATGGTACGCTTCTTCAAGAATGCCTTGCTCCCAGACAACGGAGCCCTCGCCTGCCCCATAAACTCTCGGGCCTTGTCTTGTTGCCCCAGTTTCCAGGCGTGAGGGAAGTAATACTCGTCAAACTTCGACAGGTAGCCGAGCTTCTGCACCCGTCCACGTAGGTCGTCAAGCATCTCACGGAAAACGACAGCCAACTCTCGTAGTTTCTTGTCCTTGAGCTTGGCCACTTCCTTGGGGCCGTGCTCCACCGCGTCGATGAAGTCCACAACCTGTTTACGGTTGAGCTTCCGCATGTATCTACGGTACTTCCTTAGCTCATGGAACAGGGCCGTCTTGGCCTGCGACGTGCGGGCAAATGCCTCGCGGTTAATCTGCTCAGCGGTCTCGCTGATCTTCGAGACCTTGGGCGGATTGATGGCCTTGAGCACTTCCTGCTGGACAGCTCGCAAGCGGCCGACATCCTCTTCGATCGGAATGACCTTGCCCATCACGCCTGGCGTCGAGGAGGGAGCGGAGAAGTCCTTGGGTTTCTTGCGAGCCGCACCGACAGGGCCGTAACCCTTCATGGGTATGCGGTCTGCCTCGCCGGCTGCTTCAAGCGATTCCATCGCTCCTGCCAGATCAGGCTCGCGGCGCGCCCCCTTTGCCTTGCGGCCGGGCCGTATCGGCGGGCGGGGAGTGGGTGTGGTCGCGGCGGGCTGGTCCTGGTCGGTCGATCGCCTGGACCCGCGCCGTACTCCGATGATCGCATTGTCGTTGATGAGCTGCTCAAGCACCCGCACGCCGCTCTCGTCGGTAGGAACGAAATGCCTAACGCGATAGTCTATCCGCCGGCGGAACGCACCCTTGGTTTCCAGAGGGTCAAAGTCCTCGGCCGTGGGGCCAACGATCTCGATGCTAGTCTCCCCTTCGGCCCGGACTCGCTTGATTTGCCAGTCGTTTGCCAGGGTAATAGATCCGCCATCGTCAAAGATTAGAGTAAACGCTTCCTGCGGGGTGAGCTGCGGAGCATCGACCGCAACGCCAAGCCGCGTCAGGACTTCGTAGACATCGTCTTCGTCAATATGCCGGCCCAGGATGTGCTCGCCGTCGTCGGTAAGCAGTCGTCTTACCTGCGGGTGAGTCGCCGGCAATTTGTTCCAGATAGGCAATAGCACGCCCGAGATAATGTGCATCTCCTCATGCTGCATCGCTGGCGTGTTGGCTACTTGCTCTCCCCAATTCTTCCTGGCGACTTTCTCGTCAACGCGGGTCCAGTTATCACCTTCCAGCTTGGCGGCAGTGCTGTAGGAATAGGATGTGGGATACAGCAGTTTAAGCCGCTCGGTCATGTTGCCATGCCGGTCCTGGTCGGTAACGCCCGTGCCGCGAATAATCGCAACCCTGCCCGTCTTGGCACTGCGGACATATCCGTTGTTGCGATCGGCAGTCGCTTCGAGCATTTCTTCCCAGCCGACCGGCTTGGTTTTCTTGCCAACAGACATAACAACATGCTTTGTCTCCGAGCCAGTCTCATGCGTGTAAACGACCTCTTCGCTAACTTTCGTGATGGAGTCCGCTTTGACGGTCTCCATGCCCTGGTCTAGCGTGCCGCCCTCAATCGCTGCTTCCGTGTGAGCAATCACACGCTGGTCGAACATCTCATAGAACTCGTTTTGCTGCTCCACTCCAAGAGTCAGCACGCGGTTGAGGAATTGCTGAATCGTGGGCCACTGGGCCTTGACCGTGCCGTCCTCGTTGAGCAGCTTGAGGCCCATTCTTGTGTTCAGGAACTCCATGTCGTAAGCACCCGTCTCTCCACGCAGCATGGCATGGAAGAGGCTCGCCAGTGCGGCCCGAGCTTCAGTGCTTTCCAGGTTATCGGCAGCGGAGAATACACCCGATTCGCCGGCCTTTCGTTCGCCTTTCGTGAGAGCACCCAACTGACCAAGGCGACGGGCAATCGTAGAGATAAACCGCTTCTGCCCTTTGAGATTCGTTTGAATTAAGAAGAACTTGGGGGCCTGGGCCTGGTTGGATCTGTGCGAGCGTCCCAATCCTTGAATAGCAACGTCTGCCCGCCAGCCAGCTTGCAGCAGGTAGTGGTGCCGTTTCTGTTGGTTCTTCCTCGACAGATCCGCATGGTAACTAGCACCTGTGCCGCCGGCTTCCGAGAAGATCAGGATACGCTTCTCGCCATCCATGAAATCATTGGCGTCTGACTCTAAGTTTGCCGGCTTTCTCTTCTGCCGGATCAGCTTGCCATCTTTATCGTGGACAAGCCGTTCCGAGCGTCCGGTGATCTCTGCGACGTTATCTGCACCAAAGTGCTCGATAATCATATCCAACGCACCCTGACCTGCAGATTCCATGGCACCGCTAAGCTCATCCAAGAGCCTTTCCTTCGCCGCCACGGCTTCCGGGTTGTGGACAGGCTTCCCCTGCGAATCAACGACCGGCCGGGTGCGTTCGTTTCCGTTAGCGTCGATGTACGTTTCGTACTGCTGAGTGGGGAAGGATCTTTCCAGGTAATCCATAAGGATGTACCCTGGGCTCAAGTCCAACGCTTCAAGGTCCTCTTCGGTCTCCTCCCCGGCCTGCCGACCAATGGCACGGGTCAGTGCTGCTTCGTTGGTGTTTGTTAGCTGAACAATAGACGAACGGCCTGCAGCCATGTCCGCTTCTATAGCCTGAATCACTACAGGAGTCTGCATGGAAGTGATAACAGAGTTGCCGAACCTGAGCTGTGCCGCACGGAATTGACTGCGGGCCTGGGAAGCAGCTCGGCCTGTCTGGCCAGTGGTCCCGAGTGCTTCTTCGATGTTCGTGTAAACAACCTGCCAGGCGTCAGCCATCTTTGAGTAAGCCGTGGTTTGGCTAGGCGTCAACTTGTGCTCTAGTCGCTCGTACTCGACCTTTCCTTTTTTCGTGCCATCGTTGAATGAAATGTTACGGGCCAGGTACATGCCCATTGCTTTCATATCGCCGGCCGTTTGCTCCATGGCACCCACGCCCCCGGCAGCAATGGCAGCAATAAACTTATCCCTAGTTTCAAACGCGGTGTCCTCACCCCACAAGCCGAGCCGCGTAGCATACGCCAGGTTGGATACTTCCGTCGCACTGGTGGCAGACAGGTAAACGATACGGGCCAGTGGCAAGCGATCCTGCAAGTCGATCCCCGCTAACGCCTGCGACGAGGCTTCCTTGCGACTCAGGCCAGTGCCCGACGTTATGCCAGACTGCATCTGGTGGGCTTCGTCAAACACGATCACACCGTCGTAATCCTCGCCGAACCACTCAACAATCTGGTCAACACGGCTGAGGACATTGCCGGCCGCTATCGCTTGCGTGGAAGCAGTCGTTCGCAAAGTACTGTAAGTTGTGAACAGGATCCCGTCGCTCTTGTCGATAGAAGCACCACTTTTAGTTGACTTGTTATGCGGGAACACTTCTTTGTGGTGCCCGCCGACCTTCTCCCATTCTTCCTTGGCTGGCTTGAGGAGCTTGTCATTCTTCGACACCCACACCGCCTTGGTGCGTCCTCGATTAAAGTTATCCTGGATGATGCCGGCGATCTCGCGGGCTTTGCCTACACCCGTGCCATCGCCAATCATAAACCCACGTCGTTTACCATCAGGCAACATCTGCTCATGGGCCTGGCCGGCGTTAACAACCGCTTCAAGCTGGATATCGGAGATGCCGACATGAACACCCCCTTCCGTCACATATCCCTTGACGGTTTCCTGGTTGATCCGTGGTGCGTAGGTGGGCTTCGGGGAAGAGATCGCCGCCATAGCAGCGGATTCCACCAAAGAAGCGGGGTGCGTGGTAGAGCCTTCGACTATTACGGACGGTTGATAAGGCTGGTAAGTCGAGTCGTCAAGTATGCCAACTGTTGTCTTTTCAGCGGCCGAGACTTTGAGCGGCTTTACGTCCAACTTGCCTCGGGTGGACGTAGGCTCGGTATCTTCTCCTGCAGGTTTTCGTACAGGTTCTCTACCAGAAGTGTCACCAGTCGTTGATGGCTGACCCCTGCGTCCCGGGCGACGTCCGCCTGGGCGTCGGACAGATGTTCCTGATCCCCCAGGTGAACCAGTGCCCGTTGTGCCTCCTGGTCGCCCAGTAGCGGGAGTTGTTCCGCTAGCTGTCCCAGAAACTGGCTCGCTGGGTACGGCACCAGGTTCGGCCGGTTGGCTAGTGCCCACGACACCAGTTGGAGTGCCGGGTCTACTTGCGGTTCCCTCGCTACCAGGAACTTCTTCAGTGCCTTTGTCGCTGATGCGTTCAGATCGTGCATTGCGTACTCCCTCTAAGAGATCGACGGCTTCCGCCAGGGTAGCGACAGAGCCCGTGACCCTATCTACATTATCGCCGGGTTTCTTATCAATGACAAGCAAACGGGTGGGAAACGTGGTTCCGTAGCCTTTATAGACATCTCGGCCGATCTCAACGTCGGCCACAACAGCGTAGGGCAGGTCTGCCAGCCAGTTGTCAAAGCCCTTTCCACGGCCGTGCAAGCCAGCCCCGACGATCGCGGACACTCGGCCGCCATCCGGCAATAGCTTCAAGACCTGGTCGATATGCTTCCGATCGGTGCCCGTTTGGATTTTGTTGCCCATCCTGCGTCCCGCCCTGCTGAACGGGGGATTCATTATTGCATCGGTTATCGGCGGCATCTGGTCGGGCAGTATTGCCGCGATCTGTTCAGCGTCCTCAGTAAACACTTTCTCAGGCGACAGAGCTGATAGCGGGCCGGCCCGGGCCTTGTCGATCTCGTTCGTGTAAACATCGGCACCCGAGTTGATTGCATGAACAGCCAGGCCGCCCATGCCAGCGCTAGGTTCCAAGACAACGCTGTTCTCGGACAGGTTCAAAGCCCATGCCGCGAGGAAACCGTAAGCCGGCGGCGTGGAGAATTGCTGCAGCGTATCCTTCTCGCCGGTGCGAGTTTTGTGCTTTGGTAGTCGCTTGCCCAATTTCTCCAGAATGGCAATGCTTTCCTTGGCCTGCTCGGCCGTGCCAGTAGGCTGTATAGCAAGCGTGTTACGAATGTACTTGTTGACGCCTAGCTCTAGTGCGTCGTAGGCTTCGCTATCTCCGTACTTCCCTTCCGACCGCGTGCCGCCGAACATCTCGTTGGCGGCTTGGAAGAAATCAGGCGATCCAATGGCTTCGTCGTTCTCGTTAAGTTTCCCTTCCACCCATGAAGCGAGCATGAGCTGGGAAGTCACGGTCGGGTTTGCTTTGTCAAGAACGCCATCGCCAACGATGCCGCCGGCAAATGTCCAGCCTTGCTCTAGTTCACTGCGAATCTTCCGAGTCATGGTCACGCCAAACTCGTTGATTACCGTTTCAAGGAATTCAGCAAAGGTCAGCACGCCGGCCTTGATGGACTTAGCTACCGACCTGGCGACTGCCGAGACGATCTTAGGATTGATCGGAGTAGAGCCGAAGAAGCCTTCTTCTCCCAGGGCGTCCCGCAAGTCCTGCAAGCTATCCTTCGCTTCGCCGCGTGCCTTCTGAGCGGCATCGCCTAGCTTGGTCTTGCCGCCAGGCTTGATCGGTTCGTCTTTGACATTGGCACCGAACTGGAAGTCGGTATCCCCTTCAGTCTCCTCGTATGGCTCATCTTTAAGTCCAGCACGCGCTTCTTCCATTACATCGGGTAAGAAGTCATCCGCCTTCTTGAGCTTGAACTGAGCGACGCCGCCCTTCAACACTTCCCACAGGCCATTCTCTATGTCACCATCGCCTAGCCTATCTGCTAGTCCGTAGATTGTTGGGGCTATGCTGGGGTCATCTCTCAACGGTGCTACCTGAACATCGAAGTTTTTGACCCCCGCCGCATCGCCCTCCGATCGACGCGCCCTAGCCACCAACTTATCGGAATTTCTGCCGAAAACTGTGGTGAACTGGTCGCGGTCTTCCTGCTGCTTTACGTTATGCTCTGCAGCTCTCCTCTCAGCTTCATTGAACACACCCCCCACAGAGCCTAAGTCGGCGTCTAGCTTGTCTTCGAGCAGCTTAACGTCAGAGTCGTCCAGGGTGCCGTTACGTTTGAGCGTAGCAATACGCTTCTTGAGGCTGGCAGCTTTCTGCTCGGGCGTCTGGGTCTTCTTGCGATTGCCGGGCCGCTTGACAGGCTTCTTTTCTTCTGGCAGCTTGCCGGCTTCTTCCTGTGCCGCGAACGCTTCTTCAATCTTCGCGGCTATCTCATCTTCGGTAAGCTCGGGGGCAAGGAGTATCTGCCGGCCCTTCTTCGTCCACTTCGCGGGATCCAGGTAATCACGGAACAAGAACGCCCGCCGCGGCGTTTTTTTTTCCGAGACTCCCCAAAATTCCTCCCCGATATCGGCATTGACTTGCTCGATTGCTTTCTCGACCTGCCCTTCGCTAGCGTCGTACTTGTCTTGCAGCATGCGAGCCAATTCAGCTTCGGGGAGGATGTAGGCACGATTGGGCTTGCCTCTTTTGGTAGTCCCTTCCGCCCCATCCAGTAAGGCAATGACGCCCTTCTGGTGCAGGACATGCACAGCCTCATATACCGCACGCGGGTGATCCGCGAGGAGATCATCTAAGTCTTGGTATGTAATCGGGCCTTCCCTTAGCCGGTCCAGCGTTTGGGGGATGCCCGCCTTTAGCTCTGCTAATTCGCGGGCAAGGCGATCCCAAGAGCCTATGCCCTTCACCCCGTAGTCCTCCATCGCCCTCTTGGCAACCTCGAACTTCGTTTTTTTCTTTGACCCGATCTTGGGAAGCTCCGCCGCCTTCATTATCTTGCGGAACCACTTCGGACCTGTGGCCCCGACTTTGCCGAGCTTCTTCTTGCCCCGCCGCCTTTCACTGATCTCCTTTGTTTCGGCATCTCCCGCAATCCCCCAATGCGTGATGCCTTCCTCCTCAACGCGGGCCATCAAGGACTGCACCTTCGGCACGCCGCCGCCAAGCAAGTGAATCGGGTGTTTGACCCCATGCTTGCTGCCCATGTCTTTCAACAGTTGGACAACTTCATCTTCGTTCCAAGCGGCAGCGTTAAACGGTATCCCTAATGTGTATTCCTCGTTTAGTTCCTCGGGGTAGTAGTCGGTCAGGTCGGCCAGCTGGGTGGAAATCGTCTGCTCCCCACCCCTGCCCTTCTGCACGGGCATGATGATGGTTACGCCGCTATCAAAGAACTTCTCAAACTCCTTGCGGAACGGACCCCGCAACAACTTTTCGTTGGCCTCTGGATCCCCGATGACGTCGGGAGCGACCAGGGAAACATTATGCCGCTTGTCACGATCAACGTGGTTGACCAGTTCGCCATAGCGGAATAATGCCTTAGCCCAGTCAACTTGCTGTTTCTTCTTGAAGGCTGAGTAGGATCCCGAATCAATGAACACCTTGCCGCCCGAGTTGGCGTAGTTCACTAGCTCTGTGCGGACTGTTTCGGACAAACCGAGCCATACTGAAACGCCAACAGGCTTGCCTTCGGCAATGTGTGCTCGTATCTCCGTAGGTGATCTGGAAAGGCCACTGGCGTAGCTGACGCCTTCCGGTTCTTCGATTGTTTCCTTGACGGGCCGGAACTCGCCAGTAGACGTGTCATACACGCCGACCACGTACTTGTTCGGTATAGAGCCAGACCGTGTAGGACTCAAGGAATGTGTTTTATGCTCGGCAAATGGCACATCCATAAGGAGGACAAACGGGCCAAAGTCTCCCCTTGTAAATGCCCCAGTTTTGCCCCTGGCGATTACGTCAGCGACTTCTTCGGGCGTCTGGAACGCATCGGTCGAGCCGCCTACATCGCCACGTTTGCCGTAGTTGAAATCCTGCCCGCCTTCGACCACATTAGATACAGTGTTCGGATTCCCAAAGAAGTGCGTCAGCCGCACGCTCCCCTCAGTGATCGGGGGTAGCTTAGCCGCGATCTCCTTGGCATCGCCGGTCTGGAATCTCTTGGGCTTATCAATCGCCTCAACGACCGCTTCCTTGAGCGTCATCCCCTTACCGTCGTTGGCGGCCTTGAGATACTGCCCGTAATACTGCGGCCCCCATCGCGTTTCCTCATGCCGAACAATTTCATCGACAGCACCGGCCGCATCCATGTCGCCCGTCCAGCGGCTTACTACGTCGGCAATGTGCCGCTTTCCATCGGCAGGGTTCTTGTCTACGCCGCGTTTCGTCCGCAGCTCACCCTTGTCAGCACGCATCTTGTCGCGGAGTGCGTCGAGGCTACTGGCCCTTATCTCTGCGTCGTCGTAGCCGGCGTCGTTGAGATACTTCCGCTCTTCTTTGGAAAGGACTCGGTTGTAAGGCTGTATCTCTGGCACGGTGGGCTTGGCTTGCGGGACCTTGCCGGGCCGCTTCTGCGGGGCTTTCTTTACATCGTAAGCTAACGGGAAAACAAGAGTACCATCCTCAAGTCGTGCGGTGAGATTGTTTGGTCTTTCTCCGACCGACTCTTCGATGGTCGCTGTAGATCCGCCCGGGAGTATGACGCGATCGCCAACCTTGTACGTGCCCGCTTCAATAATTTCCCTGGATCGCTGCCGGCGTAGTCCAGGTGATAAGATTTCTTCGATCCCCCCTGCCTCGTCCTCTTCTTCAACCTGCTCGCCACGCGGATCATCCTCGGCCTGCAGCTCAATGTCGCCTAGCTGCTCTTCGGTGAACGTAGCTGGCTGTATCTCTGGCACGGTGGGCTTGGCTTGCGGGACCTTGCCGGGCCGCTTCCCCGGCTTGCTGGGATGAACGCGGGCCTTCACTTCGGATGCGGGAAGGTCGAGGGCTTTGGCGACGTTGTCAATGACGCCTTCGTTGATCTCACGGCCCTGAACGTCCATCTCATTAAAAATGACATCGACAGCACGACGCTTTGCTTTTGTGGTCAACGCATCCAGGGGAACTCGTTGCTTAATGACCCCTTCAGCATCCTTCTCCACTTTGATGCCAAGATCATCTAGCTTGGATTCAGAAAACACCAGGGGAGCCATGCCGCCCTGGTTTTGCAGGCGTACCCTCGCAGCTTGGCCAGGGCCACGATTCACGAAGATTCCGACATCGTCTACGTTGTATGCGGGGTCAAGCCGGCCATCACCGTCAACGGCTACCGCAACGAGTGCATCGCCGGCCATGACATGGCCAAAGCCTTCGTCTCCAAAGTCGTCCGCTTTCCAACCGTTTATGTCAAAGAACTGCCTGCCCTCTGCGGCGGCAGCCTGCTTGTGTGCCTGGTCTTTCTCTAGCCCCTTTCGCCGCCCGCTTATTTTCGCCAAGAGAAGTTTTTTTTCTTCTTCGTCTATCTCCTGATCCTGACGAATAAACTTCTCGGCATTGTCGAGCTGATCTATGGCGTCATCGACGGGCAGGGTGTTGATGTCATTCTCGACGATCCTTGCCGCTTCCTGCCACTTCCCCGGCTTGATGGGAATTTTAACCCGACCTTTTCCAGTTATCCCCGATTTCTCGCTAGGTGTGACAGTGTCAGTGACAGGTGCCGGCGGAGCAGCTTCGGTAATTATCTGGTCCTTCGGTATTTTCAGCAGCTCATTGCCGCCGCGGCCCTTCACGCGGATAGAGACCGATTCGCCCTCATCACGCCGCACCTTACCAGTGACCGCTTTGCCCGTAGAGGGATGCGTGTATTGCACCGTCTCGCCAGTCTCGTAGGTAATGTCGAACGGAGCTTGCGAGGCATCGGCCGCCGCGTCGGATCGCTGCTGTGCTGCTACTGCCTCTTGCTCACTGGCCCGGCCGGCCAGGTTCTCGCGTAATGAAGGACCTTTTGGCATCGGTAGTTCTTCAGGCGACAACGGCCGTGTCGGCGGTTGAGAACCAGGAACAAGTCGTTCCGATACATAAGTCTTCCAATCCTCTGCTGTTTGGGGGCGAACATGCTGCAGATCCTCCGCGAATTCCTCGGGAGTAAGTGGCCTTTCGTTTGCCGGGTTGCTTAGCGTTTCCCACGCTTCCTTGACATCGTCAGGCAGGGCATATGGCTGATCCTTAATCATCTGCAGGACGTCGTCTGCATACTCCTGTGCTTCCACATCTTCTGGAGAAGCAACGTCACCTGGTTCGACGCCGACATCTTTGAGTACGTTCGTGGCGATCTTCTCAGCGGCGACCTGGTCGGTAGCTGATGGCTTGGGATAGCCAGGGCCAGGTAGGTCGGGTGCAGACGGATCGCTCGGCGGGCCAGGCGGGCCAGGCGGGCCAGGCGGAGCATCAGCGGGCTGATCGCCGACAAGTTTTCTTACTATAGCGGCACCCGTTCTGGCGATAGCTGGAGCAGCAAAGCCACCGAACTCCGTGGAAATCTGATAGAGCCCCCTCTTCATGCGTTCCAGATCGCCCGAGAGAACATCCCCCGTGGCACCGTAATCATCTTCGATCCCTATGACGCCTCGTAGGATTTCGCCAAAGCGCTCTTCGCCAACTTCCTCAATCAGGCCATCGAAACCGCCTACCTTAAAGACATCGTCGATATGCTGGACCGTCGCACCATCCAGCTTGAGCGCTTTCGTAACTGCATCCTTGACTTTCTTAGCTGCCCCCTTCGCACCGAGTTTCTTGCCAATGATCCCCAGCACATCGCCGATCGACTCGCCAGACATTTCAGAAAAGGCTTCAACGTAGGTATCGCCGAAACCCTTAACGAGAGCTGCAGCAAAATCCTCGCCTTTTTCGCGGGTCTCGATGTAGGCACGCCCGCCAGTGATGCCATCCTCTGTTTCCGTGGGAGGCGTAGAATCCCAACGATCAACTTTTAGGATTTCAGGATCTAGCTTGTCGCCCATTCTCTGCACAGTGCTTTCAACAACCATGTCAGGCATGAACACTGCACGCGGGGCAGCGTTGATCGCAGCTCCGCCGAGCTTGCTTACTGCCCCAGCAGCTTTGAACCCTGCTCGACCGAGCTTATCGAAGCCCCGCTTCTTCATGTGCTTGGCCATCATCTTCTTGATGCCGACCTTGAGTGCCGCCTGGGCACCAGCCTTCGTGCCGAGACCAACAGCAGAAGTCATGCCGCCCGATGCCGCAAACCCTGCCATGAAACCCGGGATCTCGGCAGCTAAGTTAAAGACGATCTGCCCCCACCCGCGTTCGTCGATGTTCTTTTGCTGCTGCGTCAGTCCCATGACGACGTTAAAGTCACGCTCGGTTGCATAGCCGGCGTCGATACGCCTCAGTGAGTTAGCAAGCTCCTCGTAGTTGTTCAGGACCATGGCCGTTCCCACTAACGGAACCTTGCCCAACGTCCATTCAACCCAATCTTCGTCGAAGTCGCCCTTCTCAGCTCGCTTTTGAGCACTGGTGATCCACTTGTCGTAGTTGACCGCCCGCTCGTCGTCCATTTGCAGGCGAGTCCGCTCATGCCGGTCCCAGATGTTCTTCTCAACTGCCCACCGGCTATACTCGGGCGTGCTTTCCTGGGGCGGGGCGATTGGGAACGGAGCTGCATCTGGGTCAAGCGGAGCGGCTTCTGGCACCGGCGTAAGCAGCTTTCGTTCCCGGGCCGGCTCGGGCTCGGGCGGTGCTTCTGGCGGAGGCGGTGCATAGCCGGCCTCGGGAGGAACGTAATCGTCCGGCCGTGGCGGCGGCGGAGGAGGCGGGGCCTGCGAGTCTGCGAGTGCCAGCATCTCTTCAGGCGTAGTCATTTGCGGGGGCGGCACTTCTTCTGGCTGGGCCGCCTCATCAGGTAGCGGTGCCTGCAACGCTGGTGGCTCCACCGTTGGCGGAGCGACAACCGGAGCGTACTGCTGCATCAGTTCGTCGAACGTCAGCGTGCCGTCGTCGGATTCTCCGGGCGGCGGACTGTCGAGCGTAGCCATCAGGTCATCGAAGCTGAGCACACTCATTTAGGGAATACCTCTTCGTATTTATTGGGGCCTTTAACTAAAAACCACTTGCCATTGAAAAGGAAAGTCTGGCCCTTCTTTATTTTCAAAACATTGTCTGGCACGTACCAATCCTTATTGCTTGCGTAATCCATTTGCTCCCCTGTTTCTGGGTCGATTTCGGCAGCAACTGTACGGGTTTTGTCGCCGTCTTTTGTTCGGAGAAGCACGTTTTCGTATGTCGCCCCACTGTCTCCTATGTATCGCTCGCCGGGCGGGATATCAGGCCAACGGCGGTCGCCTATCGGCCGTGCCTTCTTCATCCATGTTGGTACGCCGGCCTTCGCCGCTTGCTCCTTTGCCCTACGCTCAGCGGCGGAGGTCGGCACGGCTGTCGGCACTTCCGCCTGCTCCGGCACTTCCGCCTGCGGTTGTCGCCGGCCACGCTTCGGCCTTCCCCCGCGGGCACTGCCAGAAGGAGATGGCTTCGCCGCCTGCTCCGGCACCGCATCCTTCATCACCCACTCCCCATCGGCGTTCTTGACTGGTGGTCCGTTAGGCCAGGTCTGGCCGAACGGCCAGTTCGGCTGCGGCCAATCCTCTGGATCTAAAAGTGGATACATGACGGAGTTCATGTAGTCCGAGCCCTCTGTAGCCTGCGAGCGGGGGCCTTCTTCCGGCGGTGCCTGCTCTTGTTGTTCCCCGCGTTCTCTATTAAGTTGTTCCCAGATTACCGACTCATCAACGTCTCTCCACTCCGGCCGACTTTGCCTTAGTTCTTCCAGGTAAGAATACTTTTCTTGCTCCGCCTGGGTTGGCTGGGCGTTTGATGCCGGCCCTTCCGCTGGTATCGGCCCTTCCGCTGGTATCGGCGCTTGATCTTGCTGCATCTGCTCAACGGGCGTCGGCTGATTCTCTGGCAGCGGCTGCTGCGGAGGCTGAGATTGCTCCTGCTCCTGCTGCGGAGGTTGCTGCTGCGGAGGCTGCTGCTGCGGAGGTTGCTGCTGCGGAGGCTGCTGCTGCTGCGGAGGCTGCTCCTGCTTCTGCCGGGTGCGTTCGGCTTCCTCCTGTTGTTCGTATGCCGCCAGTTCCTCTTCATACCTGATAGTTTCCGCTACTATCTCCTCGACCGGGGGCTCATGGCCGGGGCCGTAAAGATCACCGGCCATGAGCCTTGCCTTCGACGCTTTGTGCCGCTTGGCGGGCGTGGAGGCGGTCGCTATATCACGCGCATGCTCCCGGTCCAATCCTTCCTTGAGCACGGCGGCTTTGGCATCCAGGTCAGGGCGAGGGCGTGGCACAAATTCATAAGTGTAGCTGCCATCCTCCTCCTTCTTGCGATGGATCCAACCGTGGTCGCCGCTCGGCGTGTAACTCTCTGCAAATCCCGCATCCGGCGTTGGCGGCTGCTGGAGGTGTTGATTGGGGATGTCCTGCTCAGCTGCATTTTCCAGGACGGGACCCATGGCGTCGATGAATGGAGCGGGTCGCAACTCCGAGCCGTACTGGCCTTGGATCCCTTTGATCTCCGCGATCTTCGCATTGGCTTTCGCCTGGCCGGAAGGGCTCAGGTTCGGCAGGGATTCTTCCAGGTCAGCGATGACAGCGTCTGCGTTCGCGTTCATCTTGTCTGCGGCCTTGCTTTCCCAGTCGCGGTTCCATACCTCCTCCCCTCGGCGAAAGGCGCTTTCTTCCTGTCCCTCCACAATATCCGCGGCTTGGTCTTTTAGGTCAAAGTCATGCTGTCGGCCCTGCTCTACTATTAAACGATTTTCTTGTATTTCCTGATTAATTTCCTCTTTGCGATCTGCACGGGCCTGCTGGGCCGCCTCTTGGGTTGCCTGTTGTTTGCTTTGGTTCTGCTGGAAGTCTAGGTCGAACTGTCGCTGCGACTCGCCCAGTCTTACATAGAACTCGTCCTGGCGTTGCAAATAGGTGAGATCGCGCCACCGCTGGGTTTCACCCAATGACGTATCGTACTGACGCTGCTTTTCGTCGAATGACGTATCATACTGGCGCTGGCCTTCACCAAACGTCATATCATACTGTCGCTGATTTTCGCCAAGCGTGCGGCCAAACTGGTCTACCTGGTGGGCGACCTTCTCCTCTTGTAAGTTAAACTTGTCTTGCTCCTGCAGGAAGCGACCACGGCCCGCTTCCTTAGCAACCAAGCCGGGGAGATTGTAGTTCTGGTAACTTACATTGATGGCCATTGAAATCTACTACCCATGTGTTCTGGCTTAACTACCGCAATCCCATTGCATTGCCTAAACGAGGCCGGGCCGCTGCCCCATCATTGCCTGCCCCGTCATTTGGTAGGGTATATCACGTTGCCTCCCGGCCCAGGGCCGGTCCAGGTGGACAGGACCACTTGGGTCCTGGAAGTCCCAGTCTATGCCGGATGTGATTCTGTCTCGCTTTTTCTGAAGTTTCTTCTTGTATAAATCACGCTTTCTCATGTGGTCTTGCATCTCATGTTGTCGTTTTAGATCTTCCTTGCTTGATTGTTTGTATGGTTTTAAGGGTTGGTAAGGCTTGGTTGAAACTCCATGATAATCATTTTGGCGCTTCTTTCTTTCCCAAGATTCCCGCCGCTGGGCTTCTTGTCGCCGGTGCTTCCCTTCCAGATTAGCGTCTCTTCCTTTGTATTTTTGGGCCATCGCTAAGTCTTGCCGGTCCCAATTTTGCTGCATGTTGTAATCCTCCTGGTCCATTGCAGCTATATAGCCTTCCAGGTCGCCGTACTTTTGCCTCACTTCCCTGAAACCTTGTTGTTTATAGCTTTCTTGTTTGTACTTGGCCGCTTGGGCCTGCTGGGCCACCTTGGCTTCGTGACGCCTTGCTGTCTCTTCCCGCCCGCTCGCCTTCCTCTCCTTCTCATACTTGCGCACGCGGATGTCCGCGTCTTGCTGGGTCTCGCCTTCGAGAGGCTGACGCCGCCTCTCTTCGCCTACCGCCGCTGGGTCATAGGGGTCTAAACTACCGTCTGACGGTTGGCCACCGTAGTTAAGCTGCCACTCCTCGTCCATTCGGTCCTGGCGAGCCTTGTTTTCCAACATGCGGGATCTCTTGTCCAACATCGCTTGAGGGTAGGGGCTTCCCGCGGCAGCTCCGCCAAGCCCACCCTGGGTTAGGAATCGCTGTATTCCGTTTTGTTGACTGGAATCCCCTTGCGGGCCAGAGGCATACATTTCCTCGGATGCCGGGCGCTGAAGGCCGCCTACCTGATCGCCCATTTGGCCGGGAAGACTTTGATTCGGCTGTATTCCGTTTTGTTGACTAGAATCCCCTTGCGGGCCAGAAGCATACATTCCCCCGGATGCCGGGCGCTGAAGGCCGACTACCTGATCGCCCATTTGGCCGGGAAGACTTTGGTTCGGCTGTATTCCGTTCGTCCCAAGGGGCTTGTTTATGCCTTGGTTTAGCCGCTGACCAGCGAAGCCAAGGTTCGCACCTGCCTGATCTTGCTGCTGCTGGCCGAACTGCTGCTGCTGCTGGCCGGGCTGCTGCTGCTGGCCGGGCTGCTGCCAGTTGCGCTGCGAATCATAAGGGTTCGTCGGCGCGGGAGTGCCCGTAAGACCAGTCGGCAGTTTGTTTTGATTGTATTGGTACATGGTATTTCTTTCTTGCTTTTAACTATCAACTAACCCACCAGGCAGGCCCCCCTCATCTAAACGAAGCCACCAGGCTTGCCCCCCCATCTATCAGGTTTGTAAAGCCGTTTCCCCTCCTTAACACGACTCTCGGGATGGTCATACCTTGGCGTGTAAAAGTAACCATATTCATCGGGCACCCTCTCGCCACCTGTTGACCATGGATTCTGGGTCTGGGCGTTCGAGACAATGCCCGGCCGGCCTTGACCTGCGTTCTGCATGCCGCCTAAGAACTGATCCATCTGCTGTACTTGGTTCCCGCCCACGAATATCGGACTAAGATCCTGCTTGCCCCACTTCCTCGCTACCCCCCAGGGGGTATTTATTGGCTGCTGTTGAGTGGGCCGAGTTACCTGGCCTGGCTGCAACGCGGAATAGCTGCTCGGCGGCACGCCCGGTCGAGACTTGCCGCCGGCCGGGGGTCGAGACTTGCCGCCGGCCATGATGGCCTTGAGCGCCGCGGAAGAACCCGTGTAAGGAACTCCCGGCGGGGCTGGCTGCGGTGTTTGACCTGGCTGGCCGGGTTTCTGATTGGCCAAGCGATCAAACCCTTGACCTTCATTGCCTAGCCCGAATTTCTCAGCCAGTTGAGCAAACGAAGCGTAATCCGGCGGAATATCGTTCCGCTCCTTAATGAAGTTCACTAAGTTGCCCGTCATTTGCATATCGTACTTCGCCGAGCGATCGTCTACCTGCTCAGAGATTCGCTGTGTCTCCCTGGCCGTGTCTCTTGCGTTGCGGCCTGCAAAAGCAGGGATCACCGACGAACCGCCCAACCCTTTCGCTGACAGGCTGGCCTTGTTTGTGCCAAGCGACTCTTCCATGCGTTCTTCAAGATCACCCTGGGCCGCCTCGCCCCAGTTAGCGACACGTTCCATGTTGCGATCACGGAGCGTTGTCAGCTCGCCCTTGCCTTCGTCATATCGCTCGATATTCGCGGCATTCGCCTCATCTTTCAGGCGTTCTGTTTCCTCTAAGAAGTCAGCGAATAAGTCGCCGCTTTGGTCGTCTTTTTCGTAGATATCCCCTGATGGTGCATACTGCTGACGCTGGCCATATCCCTGGCCGGCATCGGCCATCTGCTGCAGGTAATCGCCTGCGCCTACGCCTGCGCCGGCAGTGGCTGGCGGTTGGTAGCCGTCAGATTGCGGGCGAATCATGCCTTGGCGGCCCGGCGCTTGCTGGGGGAATTTAGCGTAGTACCGCTCCTTGCTGTAAGGGTTGCCGCCTATGGACTCAACGTACTGATCCCATTTGGCAGGGCTGATCGACTGCCCGTACTTCATAGGCACCGCCCCGCCGTGGTATTTCTTGTTGAACTCTTTATCGAAGAGTTTCTGCCCGCCAGCCCTCTGGGCCCATAGGCCAAGTGGAGACCGACTGAACCGATGCCTGTTCTGCGATTCTGCATGGTCGGCAGCGCCACCACCCCCGCCGGAGAGGGTGGAGCCTACGCCTAGCTCATGCTCTCTATTAGCTTTTTGGTAGTCGTTCCAGTTCCGTTCCGCTAATATCCGTCTGTGCTCTGTTGGCATATCCTGTAAAGCCATGATTTATCTCCTACCAAATTTCGCCATTATCGTACTGGACATCTAACCCGAGTCGCCTAGCTAGGGCATGCAGCCATCGGCAGCGATTGATCTTCCTTCGTAAGCCTCCGCAGTAACATCCCTTGAACCCCATCCACTGATACCATCGCTCTGCTTTGTCCTCAGTGATTCCTCGCCCGGCTAACCAATCACGCAATACATCACCTAAGCCGGGAGATCGCATCACACCGTTGCTACTTCCTCCGACAAGAGCAAGTAAGCAGTGGCAATGTCTGTGTTGCCCATGCTAGTCGATGCCGAAACTATGAACTTGGCTGTCTGTGTTCCCTGAATACTTGTCGTCGGGGCATAACGCCATTCAACCGCTCGGGCGATCGCTGCTGTGAGTGCCCCGTCTACCAAAGCGGTTGCATTGAAAGCCACTGCGGTAATGTCCGCACTAACGTCGATTGTGTTCACCGTGCCAGTGACCGTAGGAGTGCCTGTTATCAACTCGCCAAGTCTCAGCCTGTTTTCGAACGAGACAAAGAATACCTGGGAGCTTCCGGGTGAAGCAATTTGTCCTAAGTAAGTCTGACCCATTCGAAATCCATTCCGAGCAAGAGCTAGCTGGAAGCAAACTCAAAAGTAATCTGGCCGGGACCCAGGGAGGCCGTGTCGTCATCTTTAATCTGAACTGGAGAACTAATGAGCGAAGATCCCAGGTAATTTCCACTCGTCAATGCGTCATAAACGACAACGTGCGTCGGCGTGCCCCAGCTGGCGGTTGCCGTGGGGAACGTAATCAATACGTTATTCTCTACCAATGCTCCATCCACTACCCAATCCGTCACGGCCACTCTCGCATAAGAGCCTCCCGAGGGCTCAGTAACATTAGTGCCCGCGGCGGTCGGTCCTGTCGTAGAAAACCCCAGGAAGAAACCAGCCGGCACCGTCCACGTAGCCAGACCAAACATATGCTGAGTTGCGGCAAGTCGAGTTGCAGATGCAATGCTAATCATCGTTATGCAATCGCTATGGTGATCTGGCCGTCTGCAAAGGAAACGACATCTGTGTTGCTTACGGTTTTTGAGACCGTCAAAGTCCCGCCAACTAGGTAATTACCGCCGGTAACTGCGTCGAATAAACCAAAGTGCGTCACGGTTCCCCAGCCGGCGGTTGCTGCGGCGAAAGTGATCGCCGTGTTACTCTCCGCCTGGCGAGCATTGCCGACAGTCATTATCCAAGCGTTGTGGTTAATCCGAGCGTAAGAGCCGCCCGTGACCTCCGTGCCCGCACCTGCATTGCCAGGGTCTGTCGTAAACAACGCCACCCAGATATTTGACGGGGCTGTCCAGGTAGCTACCTTGAGCTGATGGGAAAGCATGTTTGTGGTAGATAGATCGCCTATGCTTGCCATTTTGGTTGAACTCCTGTTTGCAGGGCTGGAGCGGCTACGCCCTTGCTCTGCTTGACTAGGTTCAGCGTGATTCCAACCTCCGCAACTACAGCGGCAGCCACGGTGGATGGGACAGTATCAATCAGCTTACTCAGGGTGCCGGCTGAGGCAACTGTGGAAGTGGACGCGGATCGCAGGTCTATTTCGGGCCGAGCGAGGGCTTTCGCTATGACGCCCAGTTCAGCAGCTAACTGCATTGTCAGAGTGGGCGAGGCCGCATTAGCTGCGTAGGCCGTGGTCACTCCGGTAAGGGGTATTGCTGCCATGGGTATTCCTAAGTAAGTCCGTCAGCGAGGGGGATTAAAAACTTGTACTCATGAACGTTTACTTTATTGCCATCTAGCAACGAGACTTGAAACTGCGTGCTATTGATTTTTACCAAGCGGCGAGTTAGGTCGTCATTGAAATAATTGCAGGTATCCTCCGTTCCCTGAATCTCAGCTTCAACTGCGGCATATTCAGACCAGCCGTTCATAGTTGCGAACGCTACCCCCCTCAGGGTACCGCCCCAGAAAGCGTACAACGCAGGTGTGAGAATCTCCAAATCCCCCGCTAATTTTGCTGTAGTAGTGAGGGTGAAGTTCTCGTGAGGGGGATCGGGGGTTAAAGCCAAGGAATTGCCCGTTCGGCTTTCATAAAAGGTTTTCACAGTCCCGTCATAATAATGCTCCGAGGTGCCCGCCGGCAGAAATAGACTTCGGAACTTATCCCTACCGTAGGAACTTGAGTCATGCCATCCCGGAAGTGTCATGCCGTCATGATAAGGGTGACTTTCTGCCGCATCGAAATCCATGTCTACAGGTCCGTTCGCGTCTATTTGAACCTGGCTTAAAGCCGGCGAGATCGTGCCGCTAATGGGACCCGGTAGGTTCCATGTGTAATAAGAATCTTCCCCTAAAACTTCGCTACCCCCGACGCCTTGACGAAAGCTCCGTAATGCCCCGCCGAACCTGTACCACAAGTCCTCCGTCAGATCGTTGTTTGATGCAAAGGAGGAGCCGTGGGGCACACTATTGGAACGATGGTAAACACCACGATGACCTTCTTTGCCAAACACTTGGTAGCCACTGCGCGGAGAAAAGTCGGGCTTGCCAGTCACCACGTGATAAGAGGCATCCGGCATAACTGCAACACCAGCCCCCGGCTCACCGATGCTGCCCGAGGAGGAGCCCAGGGTGTCGCCTGGCAAAATAGAACTATAACCATCCAAGGCTACAGCTTCTGTCCATTCAATGGGCACCGAACATGACCCTACCGAGGGCGGATCAGTGGAGTAATACTCGTTTTCATCGTCAATCAGCAAATCGACTGGACCTGCACGGCTATGCAGAGTAAGGGTGCTGGCTGCACTCACAAGACTAATCCTTCCGTAGTAAGTGGGATAGCTGCTGCCCCAGTTACGGAAGTATTCAGGATCAACAGTCTCTGTGTCGGTTATGGGATCACCCAACTCGTAAGACTCGGGATAGCTGGCCATCAGTTGGGTGTTTGTGCAGAAGAGTGTCCTCACGCCCAGGAGGTAGTGGTACGTGCCTACTTTCGAAGCCCTGTAGGGGAAGAGTGCCGACCCGTCCTCTCGCACTACAGCTATGTACGATTTCCGCAGCTGCGGATAGGGACGAGACACGGGGAGGTAAAATATGCACAATCCGTCAGTAAGCCAATGGGGTCTTGGGAACTCAAAAGGCGGCAGGGGATCGGGGCTCAAGGAGGATTGCAGTATGGAGTACACTTCCGTTGCATCCTCAGTCGCTATCTTGAATATCCTGCCTTCAGAAGTCTGGCCTGGCCCCGTCACTATCGGCCAGTACCAGTAGGTGTGCTTAGGGGTGATTCCCCAGAACGTAGGTGATATTGTGTGGTAAGGCCCTTCTGCCTGATCGGGAAACCGGTAGATCCAATTATCGTTAGCTTCGGTGGTATCGCCCTTGAAATTGCTCCGCACTATCCGAAAACGGGTGTCCGTCTGGTCGGGAACTAACCCGACGATGACCTGGAAACCACAACACTTACAACCCCCGGGCGACCACTTAAACGCCATCAGTGACACCCCTCCGTGTCAACAAAGTATGAACCGTCTGTCACCTTCTTGATTTGTATGTATGTTCCTACGCCAATGGAGCCCCTGACCATATTAAACACTTCAACTACTACGTCCTCACCCGCTTGGTTTTTCTTGGGACTATACCTATTGTATTTCTTACTTCTAAAAAATTCAGGAGGCCCCGGAGAGGGTTCGTAAAGCACGGCCGAGCCAACGCCGCATAGTATGTCTCCGTGAGGCGGGTTGGCAGCTGGGTCAAAGAAAGCACCGTTGATCTCTAAGATTACTTTCACTATGTTTCCCTCTGGCCCTTCCCTCCACTCCACCTGCCCCTGCCCTTCGTGGGTCAAGTATTGTATTTCTTCGTCGTCGTATTCCGCCATACCCCTGAGTAGCACTGGAAGATTGTAAGCAGTAGTGACATCCCACTTCCCCAGGGTGCCCGTGCCGCTTAGGTCCCACCTAGCGTAAACAAGATCACCAGAGTCAACCCAGATCGGCTCCGCTGCCCGTGCAGTGACAACTTCGGTTGGACTCGAAACCGGAGTTTCGCCGTCGATTGCAGCGATGTTGTTAATCGACACCGACCCGCTACTAGGGTGGTAATCTTGTGTAGCAAGGCCATTGATCCAACCAAAGCGTCGCTTGGAACGTAAGTTACCCGGCGAACCCGTGTCGTACTCAAGGCCAGAAAGGTCCGCCAGGTCTGTCTTTATAATCGAGCCGTAGATATTGATTCCGTCGCCGGCTATGTACTTCTGACCTCCGCTAGTACCACCGCCACCCGTGCCCGTGCCTGGGCCAGGGCCAGGCTGGTCGCCGGGGTCAACGCCCGATGGCGGTATTGCAATCTCTACCTCTGCCTCTGCCTCCGGGACTGAGCCTGACCCGTAATTGTGCGTAACATTGCTGACCACGGGGACGTAACCGCAAGTGCCGTTGCCCGTCCCTTCCAGAGAGCCGGTTTTCTCTCGCAAGACATACCCCGTGCCGACCGGCATGTTGACGCTATTATCGACCAAAGTAAGGTGCGTGGCGTCTTGCCAAGAGAGTACATCTACTGGCAGGGCCGTGCCGTTTACGTCGATGGTCATGGTGGCATTAGTAGACCAGTCAGCGAAAGTCGTGTCTGATCCAATGACAGCACCGGCGACAATCTCAACCGTGCCACCAATTCCCCGCCGGCGAGTCGGGTCGAATATCGACAGGATTGCTTGGCCGGGCAAGGCACGGTAATACTCGTCAACATACACGGCGGTTGCCACGCCATCTGTGTAGTGCGAAGTCAGGCAAGTCCTAGTCTGGTAAGGCAGATCAAAGGCAGGTTCGTCTGGCCCTTGCGGTGGGCCGGGGAAGCCCAGTGACTCAAAGACAGCGTTCACTTGGCGGGCCAAGTCCTGCACATTCACACAGGATGACGGGTTAATCATCGGCCGGTTAAGCGAAATGGCCATTACATAATCCTCCGCCGGCTCTTGGGGTAAGACTCAGCTAGAATCTCCTCCACTGAGATCCGTCCCAGCCCCGTGCCGCTAATCACAATGTAAGCCACTCGGCCGCGGGTCCGTGGATGTTGCCAGTAATTGAAACCCTGTCGGTCCCAGTCGGCACCTGTGAACGCCGCAGTGCTATTGATTGCTTCTTCCTCGCTGTCTCCGGTCCGCACTTCCCAGTTCACATTCGACGAGTTTGCAGCCAACGTGGCCGTCACCCTAGCCAAAACTCCGTCATCAAAAGCAGAGCTTAGTTCGATCGGCCCGTATGCCAGTGTTGAAGTTATCAACTCCGATTGCGGTTCTTCCAGGCTGTAGTGCCAGGCACGTCCATCAATATCATGGACGACAATGCCTCCCCTTTCTTCGCTAGCGGTGGATTTTAAGGCGACATTCATCACAGGGACTACGCTGCTACTGTCCATCTCCCAGAAAGAGGGGGGCATGCTAGGATTGCGACTTGGAGGAACAAAGAACCACCACTTCGTTTTTACAGGCGTGAATGAGGAGGTCAGGTTTGGTCGATCTAGCATGGGTCTCTCAGTGATCGTAATATGCACGCCACCAAAGCGGCCGTCCCAGGCCAAACTGCAGTAATCGCCGGGTGTGATATCGAGATTCCGCAGCTCGTCAGGCACATGATTGTCGCTAATCTGTTCGGGAATCGCACCGCAACCCGGAGGTATAATGAACAAACCCTCGCGGGTCATAAACACCGTGTCTTCACTGCCGGTCTTGCACCACGCTTGTTGGGAGAGCGGGCCAATCTGATGGGACAGTGTCTCCAAAGATCCGCCGACCCTTGGATTGCCCCTCACGATATACAAGGAGTCCGTACAGCCGACAAGCAGGCAAGCCCGATTATGGCTAATCAAGCTCGTAATCGGCTCACCAACACGGCCTTCGCCTCCGCCTGCGTTAGCAATCGCTGCTCCTGCATGAACCGCACTGTAATCCCAATTAGTCGCGTCATCGACAGCGGACATATAGAGAGCATGTGGGAAATTCTTGTCGCCCGCCAAAACGAGACGATTCTGATGCGTATTCACTAGGCCACAGTTAGTCGGAACAACACCCCTGTTTGCAGGAGCAGTGAGTACGGAAAACCCAGTGCCTCCCAAGGTGTGATACCAGACTTGCGAGAGTTCCGAAGATGCCTGGTAGATCGTATCCCGGTAATTAACGCAAGAAGCAAGCGGACCATCGGGTCGAACAGTAATGATCCTGGAGAATTCTATGCCGTCATTTGTAAGAAAGGTGCCCACCTTGCACGTAAAAGCATAACCGCGACCACCACTCCACTCCGCAATACACGAATTAAGTGCTCCACCCATTAGCAGAGTCGGCTCGCCTGCTCGGCCATCGACTAGCCCAGCCCGAGTGCCACCCCTGGCCCGCTCCGTGCCCGGTTGACGAGGCCAGATATTCAGAGCCAGCGGAGTCGTGCCCTTTAGCTGGCCAGCATACCCAGCCGCGGAGTTGTAGCCGTTGATAGGAAACGGCATGACGTTCTGATTAGCCTTGGCCAAGATGCCACCTAAGTTTCGTTAGCCATCTAATCTTCGATTATCATGTACTCAAGCTCAGGCGTTCCTGTTGCCGAGAAAGCATACGGCGCTGTTGCAGCAAGCCGGCAACAGCAAGATTCGCCCGGTTCCAGTAGGATGCAGGGGCTCGAACCGTCAGCCTCTGGCGTAATCTTGATGTTCTCTCCCGCTGTCGTACTGTTGTTGGTGGCAAAGAACCAACCAGGCGTGCCAACCCCAGCTTGGGGGATCGCTGCCCCCGGCGTCGTCGCCGTGACCATGGTTGCCTTCACGAAATCCGTGCCCGCCATATCGAACTTAGCAGCCAAGTCCTGCAAGGTTTCGCTCTTGGCACCTTTGGTGAATGATAGCGTCAAAGATACTGTAATTTCACTGGCCATGGTCAGCCCTCTCTAATGTAAGTGACTAAGTTTCCGTCGAACGTATGCCAATCCAGCGACCCTTCGGAGCCGTCAACGCTGTGATCTCGCATAGGGCCGAGATTGCCGCCGCAGGAAACGCGACGGTCGTGACCGATACTGGCCACCATCCTTCTCTCGTATTCAGCCTTGTGCGGTCCAGGAACGCCGCGGGCTAGCTCGGCAGCAGCCAAGCAAGACTCGATTAGCGTCTGTGCATGAGCCTGCCCACCAGGCGGCAGTGCCGCTTCGTCGTCCAGCAAACTCGGATTGATGAAGTACGGGTAATTCAGGTCATACGCCGCATCAGGCGTAGGGTAAAACAAGACCTCATACCTGGTGCCTGCCTGTTCTTCCGTGTTGATCTTCACTCGCAGAGCTGCCAACAGTGGCCGAGCGGACGTGACCGACAACTGCTGACGGTATCGCACCCGCTCCTCGCTAGTGACCTGTATGCGTGGGTACAGCACTGACTGGCCGGCGGCGTAGGTAAACGCACCATTAAGCGATGCGAAATCGTCCGGCATGTCATAGATGTACTGGCCAGAGACCAACGCAAGCGTTGACGTGGGAGCCATGAACTTCCAGAAGTGCGGCGAGCGTTCGCCAGGCATGGTCGGCGGATTGTAGAAGTTCCGCATACCAGTGCGGAGCACTTCTAAGATTTCAGACTTCTCGCTATGTGTCCAAGTAACACTGTTCGAGCCAAAGAGCAGGTAATTCCCAATAGTACGCTTCAAGTAAGCCTTGCTGACTTCGAGCGTACCAGTCTCGCCTTCCAGGTTCGTCGCTCCCCAGCTAGCCAGGCTGCCCATGCGTGATATGCTTTTGCGGTCCAGCTCCACCGAAGAGACCAACATCGCCCCATAACTTTCGGTATGTGGCCGCTTTTCGGCGTTGGTCTGGCTTTCCGCAGCAACTAAACAGCTCTCTACGATCGTCTGCGAGTGAGCCATGCCACCAAGCGGCAAGGGGTTCTCCGTTGTCAGCAAGGGAGGCTCGAAGATGTAACGGTATTCAATCGTGATCGCCGAGTCTGCTGTCGGGTACAAGAGCACTTCATGCTCAGAATTCCCGCCTTCTCGCGTGCGGACAGCATAGTAAAGCGGAGTCGCCTGCAACGTGTCAGTAGCCTGCAGGGCTCGCAGTTCTGTCTCGCCAATCTCTAGCAAGGGCGTACTGGCCGTGGCACTCGTAATCAATAACGACGAAGAAAGTTTAGTGAAATCGGTTGGTAGCTTTACGGCCTCGTCGCCAAGTACCAGGTTCAATGATGCAGTACGCTCTAGGAAACTCCAACTATACTGCTCGTTTGTTTTGGGGTCAGGGACAGGCCAGTAGAAATTCCGTAGCCCTGTGCGTAATGCCTCGCCAATCTCCGCTGTCTGGCTGTGCGTCCAGGATATGTCGTTAGAGCCAAAGCCAAACTGCCGACCAATCACACGCTCTAGGTACTGCTTATTGACTGCAAGCGTGCCAGTCTCGCCTTGCAGGTTCGTCGCTCCCCAACTCGACAAACCAAAGCTATCGGATGTGCTTTTCTTGTCCAGCTCTACAGAAGAGACAAGCATGGCACCGAAACGGCCGGCATGTTCTTTGCTTTCACTATCAAGCCAACTTTCCACGGCTGCCAGGCAGCTTTCAATCAACGTCTGCGCATGAGCGGCACCGCCAAGCGGGACTGGGCTGTCTTCCGTCAGTAGCGGAGCCTCAAAGGCATAGCGGTACTCGATCGTAATTGCCGCGTCCGCCAAGGGGTGCAGTAATACCTCGTACTCTGACTTACCCTCGTCCCTAGTGCGAATTGCGTAGTAGAGAGGAGTGCCTTGAGTTGTGTCGGCAGCCTGCAAGGCCCGCAGCTCGCCCTCACTGATTTCCAAGAGCGGCGACTTGTCTGCCGAGCCTGTAATAAGCAAGCTGGAAGTCAGCTTCGTGAAGTTGTCGGGAAGCCTCACCACCCCGACGCCGGCCGTGAGAGACAGGGCTGCGCTCTTCTTTAGAAAGGACCAACAGTATTGCTCGTTTGTCTTTGGGTCCGGCACAGGCCAGTAGAATTGACGTAAGCCTGTTCGGAGGATTTCGTTTACTTCAGCCCTTTGGGAGTGCGTCCAAACAATCTTGTTTGGCCCGTACTGCAGATCCCGGCCGATTATTCGCTCAAGGTAGTCACGATTGACTTCCAGGGTGCCCGTCTCGCCGTCAAGGTCGGCTGCGTCCCAGCTAACTGACGCATCAGCGGGCTTGCTCTTGCGGTCTAGCTCGATCGACGACACCAGGGCCGCAGAGAATAGTTCCGAGTGCCGGGATTCCGCAGATTCAGAATCCAGGATATTTTCGGCGGCTGCCAGGCACGCTTCCATAATCGTTTGGGCATGAGCTGCCCCGCCATGGGGCGTAGGGTCTGTCGATGTGACCCTTGCAGGCTCAAAGATGTAGCGATACTGAATTGTCGTTGCGGCGGACGTTGCGGGATGGAATAGGATTTCGTTGTCGTCTTTGCCTGGCTCCTTTGTGCGAATCGCATAGTAGATCGGCGTACCCTGATTCACATCGCCAGCTTGCAATGCCCGCAGTTCACCCTCTCCGATCTCTACTAGCGGTGCGTTCCCGATGCTGCTGGTAATCAGCATTGAGGAAGTGATCTTGGTGAAGTCGGCAGCTAACGTCGCCACATCTTCGCCGGACTGCAAAGTGATCGTACCGCTACGCTCTAGGAAGCTCCAACTATACTGCTCGCTCGTCTTGGCGTCAGGGACAGGCCAATAGAACTTACGCATGCCAGCGTCGATGATGTCATCTACGTCAACGACAGCTGTAGCCGAAAGCTCAGAGGCAGTGCGACTAGCACCGATGAAGCGAGAGACTGTTCGCCGGAGTTCGTCGTAAGTTAGAGTAAATGCCGACATAAGCACGAACGTCCATGTTTCGTGAAGGTAACTACACTACGTCCCTGACATACAGGCCGGCAACTAGCACATCTAAAGTCGTGTCGGTGGCGGTATTGACAGCAGCACTGCCGATAGCACGAAGCTGACAAGCGCCCCAGACCATAGATTTCGTGCCGCCCACCGTGAACACCAGATTCGTGGCATCCAAAGTGAACCAAGTAGTGCCACGATCTACGCTAAACTCAACCGTAATCGTCCCTAGCGTCTGGCCAACAACCGCAAACTGCACCCAATTCGTACCATGCAACTCGACAACTTTGCTAGTAAATCCAGTGGTGACTCCAAAGCCGGTGGCAGGTTCAAGGCTAATCATTTCGACTCCTGTAAGACCTTCGGCAGTGACACCTTGGCCACTGACGCTAAAGATGTCCGGGTTTTGTTGCCGTCATACTTCACGCGAAGCATGCCAGGCCCTTCAATAGAGACGAACTCGGCATTGCGATTGCCCTTGCCTTCGACCGAGACCACAACCGCCTCGCCCTCCTCCACGCCTAGCCAGGATGCCATTTCGCTGTCGTCACGCTGGGCCTCCATGAGATGACGAGTGCCTGCGATGCCAAGGTCAGGGTCAATGCCGCTATCGTCGATCTCCACCATGGAGAACGGGAATAAGTCCACCGATTGATGTCCGTCGAGTACAACGGCCGCCTTGCCCGACTCGGGCACCCCCTTGAATACACCGTTGTAAGTGCCTCGGCTTTGCAGGTCGATCTTCACTCTTGCACCGTTTTCGATACGACTCCAATCGGAAGCCTGCGATCCTTGCAACAATCCCTCCACGTCCGTATGGCCGTGCATATGCAATAGCATGTGCAGGAAGTCCCGCGGCAAAGGGCCGCTGCCACCCGTGCGATGCCAGGCTTTTAGCTCGACCCAGTAAATCATCAGAAAGCCTTTTGGCATTTCCTGTTTACAAGTGAGTCGCTGAATTAGCGTTTCGTCTTCTGGGAAAAACTGTGGTTCCATACCTGACATAGCCTTGCTCCGCTTGGGCTGATGGACTGGTAAACTTAACTCTTGGGCTTCTCGTAGCACGCATCGTTGCGACCGAGTAGCAAAGCTGCGACCGCTACGACAGTCCCACCTTTGAGCAGCCTGTCTGCCTGGGCTAAAGCCGCCGTCTGCTTATCATCGAGAGACGTTAGCTTCAGAGCCTTGGCCAGGGCCTGTGCGTCTTTCTGCCCTCCAGACTTCGGTTTGCTTTCCAGCCCGGTGGTCTTATCTTCAGATTTCGTTTTTGTGGTAAAAGCCATAACTACTCCTCAATTAGCAGGTATTCGATTTCAGGTGTGCCGGCGTCGGCGATCACAAAGGGTGTCAATCTGTCAGGCATATTGTCCTTGGAGAAAGACAACGCCATTGAGGTTGTGATCTCGTCAGCCATGGACAACCCTTTGTTGCATACAAAAAAAAGAGCGGCACCGATCTGGAGCAAAGAAGATGCCGCTCTACCGAGCCAATCGGAATCAGCTTGGGTCTTATTGCTCCTGGTACACAGCCCACCAGTTCAGGTTCAAGTCCTGCGCCACTGCACCGCCGTTCTTGAAGCCACACAGCAACGACAGGAAATCGCCGTTAGGGAAGTTAGCAGCGACATCCATCAGGGTCGCCGTGACATACGTGGACTGCACTGCACCGTTCACGTATATCGCAATCTTCTTGGCGTCTTCCGCGTCTGGATCGTAGACAAAACCCAGCTTAACGGCAGCGTCAACTACGGGCACATGAACTGTAGGAATCAAGACCGTCTGGGCACCACCTGTCTTGTTGTAGACAAAGTCCATCTTATCGCCGTCAGCCTGGTCAATGTGGAACCCGATGTAGTCCTTATTGACCAGGTTGGCATCGGTGTCCGTTAAAGTTTCAACGACAGCCATGCCGACCTCGCCAAGGCCGACGAACATACCCGAGCTATTGTTACCGATCTGGCCCTTGGAAATCTCCGCTTCAAACACAGTCAACTTGTCCTGGCCTGCAGTGCGAGAAATCCGAGCTTGAGCACCAACACCGCCGGCACCCTGGACCCATACTTCATCGTTATCAGTCCCATCGGTGGTCAACGTGATGCCACCTAGACGAGTTGCGTTGGCTAGGATCGTATTCGACGAATCGACGTAAGTGCCGTAGCCCTGGTTAGTGGAAGTGGTCGTGCCAGGAGCACCCCAGTTCTGGAAGCGATCTTCCCAGTAAAACGCACTGCGGCCGCTGCCAGCCGACATTTCGGATTCGATAGCCTTTTCCCAAACCTTCGGGGAGCGATAGTCGTTCGACTGCCCCTGATGAATGGTGTAAAGGTTTTCGGGTCGTAAACCATACATTTTATTTTTCCTCCATGAAAGGAATCTGTAAGAGAGTTTCCTGCGGCCAGGGCAAATTAGTCCACCCTGACCGCAGGCGAATCATCAAGCGATGTTACCTACGAAGCCGGTTCGACGGTTGTAATTGGCGTAGTTCATCCAGTTGTCGTAATGAACTTCACGAACGCTGTGCTGTCGAGCAGCTGCCTTCGGCGGGTTACGCCGCATATTCCGTCCCTTTTTGGTGAAAGGCCGGAAGTCTTTCCAGCTAATTCCATAGAGAGGATCTGACGTATCGTTGTTCTCCAAGTAGGAGACCCACTTCATGGGAACACGGCCGACTGTGACTGCGTCCATGTAGCGTGCAACGTCCGCACCCAAGTTCTCGTTGCGAGTCTCAGCGATCGCTTCGAGTGGCTCCTGGACACGGTAGGTCGTGTAAATCTTGTACTTCGCTTCCCCATACCCCAGCTCGGGGTGACGGTTGGGGGCTTCGAAGTTGGTCATTGCGATAGAACGCTTCAACCTGGCAACCAAGTCATCCAGGGTGTAGGACGTATATCCGAAGGTCCAGTTGCTATACTGGGGGTAATCCGTTGAACTGATGCCAGCACAACCGCCCGTAAAGCCGGCGGGATTGCCGCCGTTCAGGCCGCCTGTCGGCGTCGTGGTAGGATCCTTCACGTACCAATACGGAATACCAAACGGGCGATTGTCATTCGCTCCGCTTGGCAGCGACCATAGGTTCGTCTCCTGCAGCTCGGACATATCGTTCATAGCCGAGTGTTGACGGATCATCAGCTCTTTGATGATCGTCTCAGGGTCGCTTTGGAACTCAGGCTCATCAATGTCGTAACTGAAATTGACGGTCTGCTTACGCCATGGAACCGTACCAGTCACCATGATGTCTTCAACCTTGGTGATATCTTCGGCGTACATATCAGTATTCCGGGCATTGCCCATGTTCTTGACTTGCACGCGGAAGCTCAACTGGGTGCCGCCACGTTCCTCGACACCCATGGTCTTTATCATGTCCTGGGAGCAGTAATTCTGCTTGTCCATGGATATATCAGTCCACTTGCCTTTCTTGAATAAGGGAAGTGTTGTCTGAACCAAGTCATCCAGCGCATCTGGGGACAACGGAGGAGCATTAGCCATTTCGATCTCCTAAATCCTAAAGTTGTGTGGTTGCTCCAAACCACGAAACAGTAAATGTGTTAAAAGTCACCAGCCTGCATTGTCTAAAATTGCCCGCACGTCGGGGTGTTGAACGATTTCCGCAGCTGTCATGTCGCCATCAGGGCTCTTAGCCGCGAACGTGCCATTCGCCATTCGGCGTGGTGAACTACGCACCCTTCGCCGGCTGTTTGACTGGGCCTTCAGAGTATCGGGGCGGCCCGACAGCTTTGTCTCCCCGGCGGGGGTTCCCGCGTCACGGCCAAACGTCAAGTTGTAAGCCCGGCGAATGACGGCAGATAGCGGCACGTCCTTCTTGCCGCGGCCTTCCAGGTCTTGACTGATCTTGAGAGATTGATCGAGCAGCACCTGCCGGCGGTGTGCGTTCTCTTCCGGCAATTCAATAGCGTTGCCCTTGTCATCCAAGCTGTTGCCGAAGAACTCCGGGTCCAGCTCGTCCACGATGTCGTGGTAAGTATTGATTTGATTTACTTCTTGCTCGCGGGCCTGGTTGCCATAGTATTGATTAGCCTGATTCTCCACGCCGCCGAGCTTGTCCAGCAAGCGATTAAGCGTCTCTTGCTGGTATTGCATCACCTTGACAGCGTCTGGGTCCCAATCCGCAAATTGCTCAGGATCAAGCTGCCCATTCTCAATGCCTTCGGGCTCGTCGATGTCTTTGAAGAACCGCTCTCGAAATGTGCCAGAGTCAGGCTCGGCGGCCAGCTCGGGTGCCGGCTCAACCGGCTCGGCCGGCTCTACAGGAGCAGCCAGCGAATCCGGGTCGGCTGCATCGCCCTGCGCCGAGAAGTCGTCATGCCCGAATATCGTGCGATCGTAGAACGCACCAAACCTCTCCAGCTCGTCAGGCCCCGACAACTTGGCAATCTCTTCTTTGCCCAAGCCGTAGGTTTCGCCCAAGCCAACCAGCTCTTCCGTTGCCCACTCAGGCATAATCTCGCCGGCAGAAACATCTTCGACGCCCGCTCCTGACTCCGCACTACTGCTGGCCTCGTCTTCGGGCGGAGCAACTTCGTCGGGATCCTCGCCGGCAGCAATCGCTTTCATGCGATCGGTGATCTCGACAGGCCCCGCGTCTTCGACATCTTCGGCCGGAACGTCAGGTTCGGTTGTGGTAGGTTCTTCGGACATTGAAATGCTCCATCGTGCTCGGATTGATGTTTCCGTACATCACTGAAACTACGCTCCCAATAAGGTGGGTCAACTATGTATTTTTATTAGGGAACCTAGAAAGGACCTGCGACTGGCTCCGTAAAACCTGCTCCGGCGTCAAGCCGTGCCCGCTTCCATTGCGGCTACTGCGATCGTGCATGTGGAGATGGCCAAGATATGACGCCTTGGTTTCAGGCGTCATGTGCGCCTGGTAGAACTCGGGAACCATGGGATCAGGCTTGAAAGTCACGTCATAGCCATGCGATAAACAGTCCTGCCGGGCCGCGTCCACCTGGCCAAAGCCGACGCCCAAGGCATCGCTGACAATCATACCCGACTTGTTCATCTCGATTGCCCGCTGCTTGGGCTGCTTTTTCTCCGCGGGACGCTGGTAAACAGCTGAGACAATCTTTCCGTCAATACCGATCTCAATGCCGCCAGACGGATCACGGTTAATCATCGTCTGGTAGTCTACCTCGATAATCTCGCCGGTGTCTTCACGCTTAAAGAAGTGTTTCATTAGTAAGCTCCTGCTCCGTTGCTGTCGCCGTTCGCACTCGCTACGCCGGTCCAGTTCTGTTGGCTTTGTATTCGCTTGCCTTCCTCAGTTCCTCCGTTGGACACGGACTGCCGCACATAGTTCCGAGTAGTCTCGCCTTGCTTTGAACGTGTGCTTGTTTTCGGCTGGTCTTCTTTACCTTTCACATCTTTATCGAACCTCACGATCTGGTGAAGTTGCGGTATGTTAAGCATTTCAGCGTAAATATCAGTGAGCCGCGAGAAGTCGATTTGCCCGCCTTGCTGGGCCACCTGTTCCTGGAGGGGGAGGTAGACGTTCTGCAGTAAGCCATTGATAGCCTGCACCTTTTCAGAGGGCGGCTGGAACGCCATGGAATGCGTGGCGACTTCCAGGTTGTATTGGATGAAGTTACCTTCGCGGTCGCCCGGCTTCCAGCTCGAATCAACCTGCTTGCCCTGCTGGCCGGCAACGGGGATCGTACTGGCGATTTCCTTAAACTCGTCGGCCCACATCAGTTGCCCGAGACCCGAAATAAGCTGGTTCGTAGCTGCAAGGACGCGATACTGCAATGCACCGCCGCGGCGATTGCTAGCACCGTGGATCAACTGCTCCTGGCCAACTGTGTCTGTCTGAGCACCCAGGCCAAGCATAGCCGTGATGTTGCCGCCTTGCGTGTCGAGCATTCCCAATGTGTCTTGCAAGAACGCTTGCAAGCTCGGGTCAATGCCGCCGAGCTGCCGAGGTACAACGCCATCAGGGTTATCCGAGCAGACCAAATCTCCATCGTTTGCTTGCTGACCCCTTTTGGCATCTTCCTCTGAACCAGGTGCAAAAAAGTTGACGTTCTTGGCTCGCCGGGCCTTGTTCGCCTGCTTATTCATTATCAAGTTAGCCAGGCGGTCGAGCGGTTCTATGTCGCCCGCAGTGCTGGTCGGCATGACCTCGCCCGAAACCTCATCCAACTGCAGCAAGACAAAAGGCCCCAGTTCAGGACCTTTCCACGGAAACCCGCCCAGTGGGTTCGGCCTGATTTCAAACGTGGAGCGGTCCAGGACTGGGAACGTCTTGATCTGACCCTCTTTGGCGATCCAGATGTCGGCAACGTCAATCGGCGGATCGTACTCAGACTGGTTGACTTCTGCTCCGCCAATCAGTTCATCCGCCCGATGGCCCTGGCCAAGCCGGCTGCGGTCAGGCGTCAGCGTGTCAGCAACCTTCTTGTCGTACATGCCGTCTTCAACGCCCTGCTTGAGGTCGTCCATTGTGATCTGGTACATATCACCCTGGAACCTAGCGGCTTCGATGTTCGATGCTGTTACGTCATAAACGTAATCATCAAGCAGGACATTGCTGGCAAACGGTGAGCCGGGGTCCATGGACAGGTCGCCTTCATTGGCGACGTAGCCGGAGTCGGCCAGGTGCAACTTGCACACCCCCATGCACATAAACGAATCAAAGATCCATCGTCTTAGCGTTTTCTCAATAACGATCTCTTTAAGCAGGTTATTGAGATTGATCTGGAAATGATGCGAAAACGCCGTCAACGCCAGGTAATCACTAGAGATGTTTACGTGCGGCCGACTGCCGCCCAGCAATACCATGTGAGCGATGACTGACTGGCGGACTTTATTGAGATACTTAGGCAATCGCTTTTGAGCGGAGCCGTAAGTCGGGCCGACATAGGATTCGACCATCTTGCGGTTCAGTGATCGGAAGGGATCGAGAGCCATGTAACTGCTCTTGATTGCGTCTCGTAGCGAACCGTAGCTGCTGTCGCCCGTTGCTTTCGTTGTACCGGAGCCCTCGCGGGCTCGCATATGCACGTCGCTTTGTTTAGGACCCATCGCTTTGCCTTCCATGGCGATCTTTGCAACTACAGCCAGGAGAAATCCCGAGGGGATGTTGGCTGCAGACCGCAGGATACGCGGTAACGCATCACAGAGACCTTATCCCATGTTCCTGGGGTGTGGGGTGTAGGGAACTTCGACTCCGGCGCGTCCTCTTCGATCGTTTCGCCGTACTCATCATCTAACTGGCCACGCAGTACCCGTTTCCGGTTGGCGCACATCACGCACGGCAGATAGCCAATCGCGTTGTGGCATTCCCGGCAATACAACGTATCCCAAAAAACGCGACTGCGGATGCTCACTGAAGCGCTGAGATCCAAGCCCTCCGCCAATACCCTTTTGAGCACGGGGTGACTGCTGGCTCGGCAACGGAATAGAAAGTCCGCTACGTCCGACTCCAAGAGACCGAGGATCTTGCTTATCTCTGCTTCGCTCTTGATCTTGCATGCTGTTAGTATTCCCAATATAAACCTTGACTCAACCGTCAAATCGTCCTGGCTTGTCGGCATTCCCTTCCACGCCTGGAATATAGTAATCATTTCTTGCTCCTCTGGGATTTAGGTCCATCCAGCCAGGCCATCTTCTACCTCAACATCAATAAGCCAGCCAGCCTCGCCTTTCTTGTCGTCCTTTTCGTATTGCATCTCCCGCCAAGCCAATGTTCCAGACGGCGGATCCTTCGACAATCGCGTTGTCTCCTCCTTCTTGGAGACCTTGGGCCGGTCCTTCATCGCCTGGATTGCTACTCCAAAGCCGATGACACGGTCGCCGTGATTGTCTGCTGTCTCACTGGGATTCGATGTACCGACCGACTTCACATGGACGATCTTCTCGCCGTCTAGTACGTACTGCGAAGTCTCGTTTGCCAGCTCCGGCGAACGAATGATGTAATCGCCCACGCATACCCCGTTGCGAACACCGCCAAACAGAACACTGCGAGTCTCCCGGTTGGACAGCCAGCCAGGCTTAGTGCGATGCTTTCGCTGCTTGCTTCGTCGCCAGAGTATTGTTCGCATGTAGATATTCGGGTACATCTGCTCCAGGACTCGCCGGCCGAACTCGTTGCCGGGTCCGTTCGACTCCCAAGCCAAGTAAGCGTTGAAGAACAGTTTGGAAAGTGCGATCACCATATCGGCAAACTCAGTCGGGCGGACAATACACGTAGCGATCTCAGCAACCTGCTCGCCCGTGTTCTGATCCAAGACAATCGCCGTAGAGTTAGACGTGTAACTCCCCCCGGTGCCCGTAGATATATCGCAACCTATCACGTAGTCTCGGTGCGGCGGCATGCCCATGTGATCTAACTCGCACCACAGTCTGCAATCTCCGCCTTCTACTGATTCAAACTCTGGCGTTAAATCCTCTGTATCAAAAATGATCCGGCCGACCTGCCGGGATGGCTGCGTGTAACGATTGGCAGCTTTGGCGAACGTGTCGCCGAAGTAGAGCGTTGTGCTACCTCCGTAATCTATGTCTAACTCTTGAGCAATCGACGAAGGAGTAGAGCCAGGGCGATCGCACTGCAGGTCATACCATTCGCTGCGGACACTCTTCGTCAGATTAAACCCCTTACGCTCTAACCGTCGCCAGCGATCCTTAGCTTCCGGCGTGGGCGGGTCGTAACTGCCTGGCAGTGGGTTTTCACTAGGTTCTACTGCGACAGGTTTTCCATTCTCGAAGCGATAGAGTCCACGGTTCTTGGAAATGTTTTTGGACCAGTGGACAGTAAACTTCTTCATGCCCGAATCTTCGAGCTGCATAATGCTGTAGTATGCTCCGCGTGCCCCATAGGGCGTTCCCACTATAAGACGCGAATCCGTCGTGCTCAAGAGTGCGGTAATGGCGTTGTAGTCATTGCCTTCGCGGAACTTAGACAGCTCATCCATAAGCACCCATGTCTTACGACCGCCCGAGCCAACTTCGCCTGTCGCGGCCCAGCTGACGATCGTGGAATTCATGCGGTAGTTAAGCAGTGAATGCTTTGACCGATCTCGCTTCCAATCTACCTTTTCGATGCCGACCATCCAGGGCGGCATCTGCGTTAGCTCCCAGTCGATCTTCCAGAATAGACTATCAGGGTCGTCTGGATTGTCGCCGGCCAGCTCGTTGCGAGAGACCATGCCAATCGCAGATAACTCCTGGAATGTCCAGTCATGCAGTGCCAAGAGAGCACCAATCCAGCTCAACCCTTCACCGCGGGACTTCTCCACGCCGGCGTCTTCCACTCCCAGCAAGGCACGTAGGTCATCAATGAGCTGGACCTGGTGCGGCCAGGGAATGAAGGGAACCTTGTTCGGCTTGCGAGTGCCATCACTGAAGTAGCGGCGACGAGGCTCGAACAACCAGCAGAACGCGGAGAGCCAGAAAAGAACGTCTTCTTTACAGACTTCCATGATCTCGCGGCGGAAGCCTCTATCTAATTCGCAGCGAATGCGCAGGTCGTCTCGATAAACTATGTTTGCAGCATAGTCCGAGGGGATGGACCTAAAGTGTTCCGTCTGCGCCATCTAAGGAAAAAACCATAATTACCCTGATTGTGATTCGCCTTGTACGGCTTGCTTGCTTGCGATCCCTAACGCTTTCAGCGCTTCTAATGTATTCTCCCGCGGATCGGAGTAGGGTCCAGTAACCTCCTCGTCAATAACGCTCGGGTCGGCAGGGCCTGCGGTGTCGGTTCGCTTGATGTCTGTCTTGAAGAATTCGCCGGCGTGGTTCGACCAATACTGCAAACTGATGTAAGCGGCCTTCGACGGTGCCGGCCCGTGCTTACAGTTGAGAATGTCGTCAATCGTGATGATGATTGTCTTGGTGGGATCCTTTGATCGAGCCAGTCGCACCATCGCGGGGTGAGCCCTAATCCAGGCCCGCTCCTTTTCGACAGGGGCTTCGTCAGGCAGTGAGTCAATGGCCAGCTGGATGGCCAGCTCCTTGTCGGCCTCGCTGACGATCTTTCGTTTCTCGCGGAAGGTCGCCTGGGCTACGCGGGTCGCTCGTTGATGAACGGTTTCAATCAGATTTGAAGCGTGGCCAGCGGCCCACTCCCAGTACGCCTTATATTCGTCCTGCGCTCCGGTGTGCCCGAACTTCCGCATGACAAAGTGGGAAGAAGCCTGGTAGGTCTTTTTGGTGAGATCAGCGTGATCCTTAATCGCCTGATGAAATTCCTTGTACTTGCCGGCCCGCTGCATGCGTTCACGAAAGAGCTTGAACGTACTGAACCGCTTGCCATAGCTGTTAAGCGGTATTTCCCAACTACCGTCTTCCTTTAGACCGGCTACGATCTCGCCTTTTCTAGGCGGGGCTCCGTCCGACATGATTCCATCCATGAAATAGAAAAAGAATCTCCGGGCTACTCTCGTAGCCCGGAGACCCCTACAAGGAGAAGCCGTGCAGCGCTTGGCAAAGTTCACTGCAGATAAGCCAAGCGATACCCAACTCTTTCAAAATACCCGAAAGGGCCAGATTCCGTCAATAGGTGTGACAGTGTCAGTGACAGGTGCCGCCGGAGCAGCTTCGGTAATTATCTGGTCTTTCGGTACTGCTTTCCTGGCTCCTAGTAGCCGTGCGGCTTGGGCTTGGGCTTGGGCTTGGGTTTTGGCTTGGGTTTTGGCTTGGAAGGCTTGGGGTGACTACAGGTTTCTCTCATCACTGACCTCCTTAACGTGGGTGCTGTTGGGACATAGCCACCAGCCGCAGCTTATTTATGGGCCTAGGCTACTGCTTTCCTGGCAATGAGGAGGCCCCCCGACGATTGGTGTCTTCCCAGCCTGAAGGAATCAAGGACTAGAAAATCAGATCGCGCCGGAGGGCCTTCAACATGCTCCTAGGTAAGTCTTACCCAGCTCGCCTTTCCAGGCAATAGATAAACTGCCCTTGCGGATATACTTCGATTGTCGTACACCTTACCACGAAGGAGCAACTTCTAACGTATGGAACGGACGACAAAGCACCCGGCCACGGGCATTGAGCCCATAATTCCCACGGCGATATCCATAGCGGTCGTATTGCCGGCATCCGTACCCCCTGCTGGACCCGCGGCCGCCGTAATACCCGAAGCCATACGCAGCTCCGCCGTAGTAGCCCCCGCCAATAATACGGCCGTGCGGCACATCCCAACCGCCCTGGAATTGCCCGTAGGCGGTGCCGCCGGCCAAGGCGAAACAAAACACAATCAATCGTAGGATCCTCATGGTTCGCTCCTTGTTAGTGAAAAACAGCACTGTACCTCTTCCCAGCGATGTAGTGCAAGGAAGCCGGCCAAAGTGCCATATTTGCGGGTCTGAGAACTACACCGAGTCGTCCGTCCACCAGGGCTGGACCGTGCGGCTGGACTGTGCAGACTGCTGGCAGTACGACAGAAAAGGCAAAGAAAAGTGGCGGCCGTTCATTGCGTTCGCCAGGTGGCATGAAGAGGAGAACCCTTATTAGATGGAACTCAGCAGCTACAAGCTGCGTAAGTGGAGGCGGTTTTGCTTAGTGCGAGACAAAGCAACATGCCAGATGTGTGCTGTGGTGCCAGGGGTACGCCGGCTGGAAGTACATCACAGCTACCCGAAATCGCTGTATCCCGCGAGAGCTTGCCTGCTGGACAACGGCGTTACCCTATGCGTGCGGTGTCATCGAGGTTGCGTACACGCTGAGAACACTTGGGACTTGAACAACTGGAAACGCTTCGTAGTGCTATTCAGATACTGGCAAAACCTGAAACACTGCCGTGAATTTAATAGGCGAGAACAACATAGAATTGACTGAGTCGGTGTCGCCCCCGGGGGTTATGTGTGCCCCTCACAAGCGGGGGCGCTTTGGTAGATAGTTAGTTCACAGTTGGTAGATAGTTAGTTCACAGAGTGCGAGGAGGATCCTATGCCCAACCAGCCGAAGTATCTCTTGGAGAACTCTGTCCGTTGCAGCGGCTGTGGCGGGATGATTTACCTGCATCCGTGCCTTGTATGCGCGATGGAAAAAGCGAGAAAGAATGCCGGCTACTTCAGAGAGGAGACACCTGAACGTGATGGACGACCGACGAACGCAAACGACAATAGACCAGACGCTCCGCATTGCTAAGCTAACATCCCTGCTGGATGAGACGAAGGCGAAGCTGTTCGAGTTTGAAAATCGAATGGGCGACATCAAGAGTCGCCTGCACGGTATAATCGACGAGCGGGATGAAGCCCGGCGGGTGGCGAGGGAGCTGCTGGGCTATTTGAATCGCGGGGCGTGGGACATGCACGATAAGATCGCTGAAATCGAATGGATGTTGATGATCGACTAACCCTAAAAGGAATTGGTTATGAAGACCCTAGCATTACTTCTTTTGTTTATTGTTGCCGCACCAAATAGCCCAGCTCAAGAACCGCCACAAAAATCGCCGGCTATTGCAAAGGTAGTATCCCTGGCGCAACGCAAGGCCGACCGGATGGCCAAGTGCCGAGTGATGCGACACTGGGGCGGCGGGTTTGGCAAGGGGAGATCGGAAGGCGTCGGGGTGGGCAGCACCCGCGACCGCGCTATCCGCAACTGCTGCTACTGGGGCCGGCGTAAAGCCATCGACATCGGCGCAGCGCTCAATGGCCGGCGATGGTATGCGTGTGTCATTTACAAATAAGGGGCCATGCTCGAAACCCGCAGAGGATTCATAGTCAAACACAACCAAGGGCACGATGAAGACTATAATTCATGTCAACCAGCACGTCATCAAAAAGAACGTCAAAGAAGGTACTAGCAAGCCCTGCTTGACTGTTAAAACCTATAAATCTAATACCTATGCCTCTTCGGTAGAAATCTTGGGTCCAAGCAGGGTAATTTATAATCCTCATAAACCCCTCTCATGTGGGGCTAGATGTTGGATTGAGACGGATTCTCCTGTAGTAACGGAACCATGATATGACTGAAACCCGCAGAGGATTCATAGTCAAAACCATAGCCTTCCTAGCCGCCCCGTTCGTGGCCAAGAAAGCAGCCTGCGATCACAATATACAGCGCTACTTCAGTGGCACGATTCGTCAGGACTTGAAAAAAAGCGATTTCATTTCCCGGCAAACATGGCCAAGGGTCGGGTTACAAAATAATCTAGAAACCCACACTAACCCACACTAACCCACACCTGTTTGGACTCTGCGGAAGGAGAAACCATGATTAAAGTCAAGCGAATAAGGGAAGAATGCCTCTCCTGCAATGACTTACTGCCCAGGGTAAAGGAACTGCCCGAAAAGAATGAGGAGGACGCACTCCCACCAGGAGACATAGCCAAGATCCAGGACATGCTGCTAATGCACTGCTACCCATGTGCCCTAGAGAAAGCAGGCATCCATGCAAGGGCGGGCCAGCCAGGAACATTCAATAAAG